GTAAGCGAATCTGAAAAGACCTGGGAGACAATGAGATCTTCTGGAAAGACATGGAAAGAAATATTGGAATCTATTAAGATTCCTCATATGGCTTTATTGAGAAATCTTAGAGGTATTTTCATAGAGATAAATGATAGGGAAAATGCAATGAAAATCATTAATGATCTTAAGTCAGGGGTTGCTAATGGAAAACAATTTCCTTTCAGATATTATTCAGCATATAAAGCAATTCAAAGCTCTGATGTTAATCATAAACAAATGCTTTTGGATGGATTAGAAGAGTGCATGGATATTGCAGTTTCTAATATGCCTAAAATGAGGGGTAAAACAATATGTCTTTCTGATAATTCAGGGTCATCTTGGGGCGCAATGAATTCAGAATATGGTACAGTGGCTGTTGCAGAGATTGCTAACCTTTCTTCTTTAATAACAGCAATGCAATCTGACGAGGGAGAAATTGGTCTTTTTGGTGATAAATTAATAATAACTCCAGTCTCAAAAAGAAACGGACTATTGAAACAACATCAGGAAGCTAACGACGTGGAAAAGAAACATAATAAATTAGGAGGATCAACAGAGAATGGTATTTGGTTATTCTTTAGAGATGCTATTGAAAATAAATTGCATTATGATAATGTTTTTATTTACTCTGATATGCAGGCAGGACATGGTGGTTTATTTGGCATAAATTCCATGGAGTACGAAAAATATATAACAAATAGAAGATACATTGATGTTCTTGCATTAGTTAATAAATATCGTCAAACTGTAAATCCTAAATTGAATGTTTTTAGTGTTCAAGTTGCTGGATACGATAATTCAGTCTTACCTGAAAATCTTTATAGAGGTGCTATATTGGCTGGCTGGACAGGTAAGGAACCTATATTTGCAGATGCAATTATTAAAATCTGGGATGAAATCGAAAATGCTTAAGATGAATACTTTCCAGCATTTCTAGATTTCCATTCTGTCATTACAGATTCAATATTTGGATCTTTCTGAGCTTCACCTGATTGGATTGCATTAGCAATTTTAGCCATTTGTTTCTCATATTTTTTAATTTTTCTACGGACGATCTGTAATTGTTTATCTGAGAGATAGTATTTTTCTATAACCTGCTTTGCAAATGATGATAATATGTAAGAATCAGGTCCGGTAAATCCAACACCATTCAAATGGCTCGTGATCAGATCCTGCTTCTCATCCTCTGTCTGATATTTATAAATCCATAGGAGTGCTTTAATTCTAAGCTCGTCACGTTTGAATGAGACATCTTCAGGTCCCCCAAAAAGTCCTGAAATGTCAGATCTTTTATATTCTTCATCTATATTAAAGGATTCGTACATTTTAATATGTCTCATTGCATTAACATTATTTTCAGATATATATCTAATAGATTTATATGAAATTTCTAGACACATATGGAATTATAGACGAATTATCGCCTATATTAGGAGAATTTACCGATGAAAGGGATGGTAGAAAATATCAAACTATCACAATTAAGGGTGTGGAATGGTTTAGAGAAAATTTAGATTATGATGATAGTGATTTTTATGGGGAAGGTTCAGGAATAGTAGTAAGCATGTTTGATTTACCTAGCACATCATCCAATCATCATAGAGCTGGATGTGCAAGATTATATTCGTCAATAGCAGCCAAAGAGGCATGTCCATCTGGATGGGAAATACCATCAAAGAAAGATTGGAGGGATCTTATGGAATTAATTTTAATGGGAAATCTTCCTGAGAATTCCACGGATCTTTCTAAAAAAGAAATGTTTAGACTCACATCAAAGTTATTTGGAAAAAACTCTTTATTGGACCTAAAATCGTGTGGTCATAAGGATAAATCTGATATTTTACATTATGATCACGCAACGGGTGAATATTTTGTAAGGGATAATAACGGGGAATTAATAGTTTTTAGCTTTCGTAGTAATAGAGATTATAGATATTTATATAAAGAGGAAAGTCCGGATGGAAAGTATTCTATTAGACCAATAAGAAAAAAAAGATAAAAAATGAAACTAAAAAGATTTGGTAATTTTCTAAACGAATCAAAAGGTGTCTCTAGCCTTTCAGAGATAACACCAGGATCATTAGTCCATTATGATGGCTCACCATACTATGTTATAGTATCAGATGACTATACGGTAGAGCTATCAAAAAATCCAGAAGCACTAAGCGGGGACAGAGGAAATTTCCTGGTAAATGCAAGTATGTTTATGGATAGGGGATTTATCGGTGATAGATCAGATATATAAAAAAAAACTAAAAAAAATGAAACATCTAAAAAAATTCAATAATCTTTTCGAAGAAGAAGGTATGGATAATATGGGATCTGATATAGAAGGAATGGGAATGGAAGATGATATGATGCAGAAAAACTCTGGCACTGAAGCTAAATCATGGATTAAATCAACAACTGAAATTGCAGATTATGACGTTATATGGGATTCACCTGAGGGCGAAGAAGTTAGTGCTTCTTTTTCTGATATTGGATCTCCAATAAAAGAGGACGGAGATAATGGCTATTCAACATTTGAGACAGTTCCTGGAACATCATCAGACGGTAACGAATATATTGGACAGGTTACATACGAAGAAAAGAAAGAAGGAGTATTTGAGATAGAATCTATCCTTATATCCAAAAAATAATATACACCAACCCGCATTGAAGTATAATATAAGAACAAAAATAGCTTTTTTTGTGTCGGCATTTTTGATGCTGATTTTTTTAGTCCTAAAGATTGTAGTCCTTTTTGAACATATACCCTCTACGCCTATTACAAGATGGACAGAATTCTTATGCTTTATTGGATGTCTCCCATGTTTTTATATCTTATTTAGGGATTACTCACACAATATGAAAAATCTTATAAGCGGTGAGCAGCTTAAAAATATGAAAGAATTAGAATCATTCATAGAGAATTCTGCAATAGTATCAAAAGCTGATTCAAAAGGAAAAATTACATATATCAACAAAAAGTTTACAGATGTATCTGGATATACTCTAGAAGAAGCAATAGGTCATGATCATAATATAGTTAATTCTGGAACACATCCCAAGGAGTTTTGGACAAATATGTACAAAACTGTTATTAAGGATAAAGCCATATGGAATGAGATCTGTACAAATCGTGCTAAAGACGGACAACTATATTATGTTGATACATTCATCAAAGGACAATTTGATTCTCAGGATAATTTTTTAGGATTTATGTCAATCCGCCAGGATATCACAGAACTAAAGAGAAAAGAAGCAGAGATTCGCAATAGAATGAATGCAATAAACAAATCTAATGCTGTGATTGAATTCGATCTTAGTGGAAATATAATTTTTGCTAATCATCTATTTATAGAAACAATGGGTTATTCTTCAGATTCTGAAATTATAGGTAAACACCATAGGATATTTGTAGAGGATGAATACGAAAAATCGCCAGAGTATGTTGATTTTTGGAAGGGTCTTAGATCTGGAACATTCTTTATGGGTGAAATTGTAAGAGTTCGTAAAGATGGATCATTAATATATTTACAAGCCACTTACAATCCAATTATAGATACTGATGGTAAAGTCTATCGTATTATGAAAATTGCTACAGATATCACTAATGTAATTGATCAGCAAAAGGAAATTGAAAAGAAAAACACATATCTAGAACATGCAGCAAAAATCCTTAGACATGACATGCATAGCGGAATAAACACATACATGCCTAGAGGGCTTTCATCACTTGATAGAAGATTAACAGATGCCCAAGCAAAAGAATTAAAAATAGAAGCTCCTCTTAAGATGATTAAGGAAGGACTAAGACACACACAAAAAGTTTACAAAGGTGTTTATGAATTTACAAATCTTGTAAAAAAGGACGTGGTACTTAATAAATCTGTATGTAGTTTAAATGCTATTCTTGAAGATTATCTATCAGCAACTGCATATCGTCCGCAAGTAATACTCGAGAATCTTGGAGAATGTGAAGTTAATGAAGCTCTTTTTTGTACATCAATTGATAATTTAATTCGCAACGGATTAAAATATAATGACAGCGCAACAAAATTTGTTAAAATCTATAGAATAGAAAACAATCTTTTTATAGAGGATAACGGAAGAGGATTAAGCGCTGAGGATTTTAAATATCTTTCCCAGCCTTATACACGTAAGGAAGGACAAAAGGAATCAGGAACTGGATTAGGATTGAACATTTGTATTGCTATATTGGAAGAACATGGATTCTCTATAACATGTGGAAAACTTCCCGAAATAGGAACTCAGATGAAGATCCAATTAAAATAAAATAACCATACCCATGATTGATTCAATTTTATTAGTTGATGATGAAAGTCTTTTCCACTTAGTCTTTGAAGATGCTTGTAGTCTTCTTGACATTTCATTATCACTCGAAAGCCTAGACAGCTCAGACGAAGCAGCAAAAATGTTTGAAGGATGGCAAAAAGATAACTCAGGAAGACCTGAGTGCGTTTTTGTAGATCTTAATATAATAGGTTCATCATATGATGGCATTGAGCTTATTAGAAAAGTAAATAACGAATATGGCAACGGGGTTGTGATAGGCATTATATCATCATCAAACGAGCCGGAGGAACAAGCAAAGGCAAAAGCAGCAGGAGCTCAGTTCTGGATAATTAAGTCAGATGATATAGAGCCAAGGCTTGAAGATTTTAAAAAAGATTTTGCAGCATATAAAGCAAAAACTAAGGAATTCACAATTTATAAGTAATGATAGTAAATAAGATAACTCGTGATTTTATTCTTGATGCTCAGAAAACAAAAAGAGTGTTTCTTGAGGGAAACATTTTAAAGATACTGGAAGCGGAGGAAGGAGATGACGAGTTTTCTGATTACTTAAAAGAAGCTATAGAAAAAGATAAATCATCCAGGAGAAAAAGACTGGAGGTAACAAAGCAAGTACAGGAACAAAATACAGATCTTTTAAATAAGCAAAAAGAAAATCAAGGGCTTACAGATGATTTAAAGGAGGCTTTAAATAATGCAGAGGGTGCAAAGAATGATGCTATTACTGCAAAAGAAGAGGCAGATAGACAAAGGCAGATAGCAGAGGAATTAAAGGAAGAAGCAGAAAAGGCAAAAGAATCCGCACTGAACGATCTTGATATTATTCAAAAGAAATCTCAAACGGAATTAATCAGCACAATAGTTAAGGTTGCATTGCTTGTTATATTGAGTGTAGGTGTTATTACAACAATCATGTATGCAATAGCAATGCTAACAGGAAAAGACACACAGATCATAGGATCCACATGGAGCAATATGTTTGGGATATTATTGACCAATGCTTTTTCTATAGTGGGAACTATTATGGGTGTAAAATATGCATCAGATAAAGGAGAGAGTAAATAAAAAGAAACAAGTATTTTTTTCTGTCTATAAAAAATACCACTACAAATAGATAGATACCTCCAATATAAATATAGAAATGGCATTTGTTTTTTATACACAGATTAAGGAATTAAGGATACAGGAAAAGGAAATATATGAATTTGGTAATTGGCTTATGGGTATTTCTGATAATAATGGATGGAATGATGAATATGAGGACGAAAATGAAGAAGAGATTGATATACCTTTAAATGCGGACGGAAATGTTATGGAATATCCATGGGATGATTTTAGTTATGTGGTTGTTCCTGATTCTGAGGATGATGTAAAATCAGCAATAAGAGTTTGTGAATCCCTTGGAGCTACAAGCAGATATGATATTTATGATCTAGATAGAATATTTTTTGTCATTAAATAGTTTAAACAATGGGTCTAAAAATAAATAAGTCAATAGAAACTAACAAAGGAACATTTGATTCAGTTTATTTAAGAATTGAATTTATTAGAATAGAAAAATATACTGGAAAATTATATTGCTCACCAACACTATATCCCAATGAGGAAATTGCAAAAAATAGTACGGTTTGGGATCATGAAAAAACTTTAGACAGGTCTTTAAAATACGATGGTGTTTCTATAGAATTACCTGATATCGAGGTATTTCCAATGACATCAGAGGAGGTAACTGAAGATGGAATAAAAAATAGGATAGACACCTCAGTAGGTGGTTCCAATATTTATAGCTGGGTATATTTAAAAATGAAAGAATCATACCAAAAGATCTTTGGAAATGAATTCATAATTGATTGTTGATAAATTCATAATTTTACAAGAGTGAGAAAGATAATGACAATAGGAGATGTTCACGGTAGAGACACGTGGAAATTTATGACACACGGTAGTTCATATGAATTTGAACAGTGGGCAATTATGGTGGACAATGGGGCAGATCCTAATGACAAATTATTTAAGAATGATTATCCATATACAGGATTTGATAAAATAATTTTCATAGGGGATTATGTAGATAGCTTTGATGTGGATAACATCAGAATGAAGAAAAATTTAGAAGACATTATTCTTTTCAAAAAAAGTTTACCCGATAAAGTGATATTACTTTGGGGAAATCATGATGTACAATATTTTATTAAGGACCAAATTTGTAGTGGGTATAGGCCAGAAATGCAATGGGATCTTGAAATTCTTTTTAGAGACAATAGAAATTTATTTCAGCTAGCATATCAGGAGGACGATTATCTTTGGACTCATGCAGGTTTAACAAAGCCTATACTAAAAGGATTAATCAAACAGTACGAATTTCTTAGAGATCTTAAATCTGAATCTGACGTTTTAAATATGGCATTTGAAATGAAGGTTCCTGAGATTTTTGCTGTTGATTCTGCAAGTGGGGGATGGAGCATGTTTGGCGGACCTTTATGGGTAAGACCCCCGCAGCTTCAAGAATATGGTGTGGATCTTCATCAAGTAGTTGGTCACACACCTCAGAAAAGATTAAGAATAATAAAAGGTAAGAATGACTTTGAGATTGTTCTCACAGATTATATAGAATATTCAGAGGATCTTAAGGTGAGACCTTTTGTATTAAACATCGAAACAAAAGATCAAGCTTGATATATAACTACTAAGTTCTTTTACATTATGGGCCTGCCCGGTTTTGACAGCAAAGAGCAGGTAGTATCGCATGCAGGGATAGTCAGTTCCTAAACCTACTGATTAACAATAACCGACAACAACACAGTTGAAATGTCTACTTACACTGTAGATTCTTTACTAGCTGAGCTTGAAGCTCCAGTAGCAGAATTGGTGTAAGCTAAGGGGCAGCTGATAGCCTTGCAACAGAACAGCGCGCAGAGGATCGCTCATCCTCGACCCCGCTGTAGTCTCAGTATTATAGCTTTTTTCCTGGCTTCGTAAAACCAGGTGGTGGAGCGCTCTAACCTCGGTTAGTTCCCAACTACGGTGCAGGGATAGCGAGGGTTCATCCTCTTGATTATTTCAGTACTAAAGCATGTAAGAAAAACGGTATTATTGGTGATTTGTTTGGACGAGGGTTCGACTCCCTCCAGGTCCACCTCCCCACATTGGAGATATAGCTCAGTGTTAGAGCAATCCTCAGTACTTGATCTAGACAAGGAACATGGACGTGCCGGCCGGTTAAATTCCGCCTATCTCCGAAAAATAGCAGCTTTTTAGCTGCTTTTTTTGTGGATTTATTTTAAGAATCGGTCTATAAAAATGAAAAGAATTAGCAGATGATAATATTTGGTATATGTTCCTCTATAAATTGTCCTTCAAACATGAGCCTTTTCACACATGAGCAAAGATTTTTTCAGACGTTAAAAACTATTGCAAGCTTAAGACATAGAGTAGAAAACTCTTACATTATACTTTGCGATAATTCACCCTTAACAGAAGAGCAAAAATATATCTTAACATATCTGGTTGATAAAATAATTCTACTGCACGATGATGAACCTTTATATAGGGAGATAGAGCCCACTAGATATAACGAGGGATTAAAATCTAGAGGGGAAGCATATCAAATGCTAAATATCATTGAATTTATAAAAGATAAAGAGTATGATTTATTTTTTAAAATATCTGGAAGATATTTTTTAAATAACGATTTTAATCTTAATAATTTTAATAATCAAAAATTAAACTTTAGAGAATTTTCCAGCGGATGTTTTAATAAAAAATACGTAAGTACTGTATTATATGCAATATCTAAAAGATGTGAAAATGTATTTAAAAGTAAATTAATCGAGATAATTCCAGATCTACATCCTAATACATCTGATATAGAAACATCTTTGCATTCATTATGTGAGATGGAAAATATAATGAATAAAGTGGATTATCTGGGTGTTTGCGGGTATATTTCAGATTCAAACCATTTTGCTTCTCATTAGGATATGAAAAATAAAAAAATATTAATTATCGGCGGTACGGGTGCTTTAGGTAAAACACTAATTAAAAAGTATCAAAATGAAAATTATATACTTGTATTAAGTAGGGATGAACATAAACAAGTTGAGCTATCTAAAGAATTGTGGATAAAATCTTCTAATGTTGATTTTAAAATAGGTGATGTAAAAGATATAAATTCCATAATAAATGGTATAGAAGACTATAAACCAAATGTAGTCATAAATACGGCAGCTCTAAAACATGTACCAATTTGCGAAATTAATCCGTACGAATCTGTAAATGTAAATATAATTGGGCATCAAAATTTAATACAGGCAGTAAAATGGGCTAGGCATAAAATAGAAACAATTGTATTTGTTAGTACAGATAAAGCATGTAAACCAATAAATGTATACGGCATGTCTAAAGCAATTTCCGAGAGACTCTATGTGCAGTTTGCAAATCAGCAAAAAGATATAAAAGTATGTATAGTTAGATATGGGAATGTTTTAGAATCAACTGGATCTGTTATACCGTATTTTAAAAAAATATTAAATAGTGGGGAAACAGAATTGCCAATAACCGATGTGAAAATGACCAGGTTTCTTCTAACATTGGATAGAGCAACCGATCTTATAGATTGGTCTTATTATCACAAAGATTCGCATGGCTGTATTGCCATACCTAAAATACAATCTTTTTCTATAGTTTCTATAGCTAAAGCCCTTTTATTATCGAAAAACGTAAAAGGATCATTGAAATTTGTAGGTATAAGGCCAGGAGAAAAAATACATGAAGAAATGATTTCTGAGATAGAAATGATGAGAACTGTTGAATATGATAATAATTTTTTAATCACAGACAAAATAATTAATCAAAATACAAATTCATATAATTCTCTCGATTCCTTAATGCCTGATAGCGAGGTCTATGCATTTTTAGAAAAAAATAATATCATATGAAAATATTAGTAGTAGGATCTACCGGGATGCTAGGTAGTACATTGAAGGATTATTTTTTTAGAATGAAAATATCATATGATAAAATTGATAGGGATGTAATAGACCTATCAAAATGCAGTTTTTATGATCTTAGTAATGCTATAATAAAAATAAATCCGGACGTTCTTATAAATTGCGCAGGCATAATAAAACAGAGAAAAAATATATCAATTTCTGATTTTATTTCAGTCAATGGATTGCTTCCACATAGGCTTTCTGAAATATGTGAGAATAATTTTATTAGAATGATTCATATAACTACAGATTGTGTATTTAGTGGAAAAATAGGAGGATACAATGAAAATTCAGCACATGATTATTCTGATGAATATGGAATGAGTAAATCAATAGGGGAGCCAAAAAACTGTATGGTAATAAGAGCCTCTATTATAGGCGAGGAGAATAAGAATAAACTTTCTTTATTAGAATGGACAAGATCTAATAAAAATAATAAAATTAATGGATATAAAAACCATCTATGGAATGGAGTTACTTGTTTGCAGCTTTCGAAAATAATTATTAAAATAATAGAAGATAATAATTTTTGGATGGGTGTTAGACATATTTTTTCCGAATCAATAAGTAAATATGATCTATTGAAAACAATAAATGAAATTTATGGATTAGATATAGATATAAATCCTATCGACGATTGCATAAGTATAAACAGAACTTTAAATTCAATATACGATATAACCGAATTTAAAATCCCAAAATTATATCATCAAATAGAAGAAACAAGGGATTTTCACAAAATTAAAAATATAGAAAATGCTAACTGTTCATAATATAATAAATAATATTTTTAATAATTCTGATATTAATTATCTAGAATTGGGCCTGATGCACGGCGAGCATTTTAATAATTTAAATATTAGAAATAAGGAATCAGTGGATGTAGTGGATAGGGGGGGTAACGGAACTCCAACACATCTAATGACAACCGATGATTTTTTTAGCAGGAATTCAAAAAAATATGATATTATTTTTATAGACGCAGATCACGATCATAGACAGGTAATAAAAGATTTTAATAATTCTGTTGATGCCCTTAAAAATAATGGCATAATATTCCTGCATGATTTATATCCAGCTACATTAGATCTAACCCAAAAAAATTATTGCGATGACAGTTATAAAATATTAGATTATTTTATAAAAAATGGATTTAATATTATTGTTAATTCCAGCGATCATGGAAGTACCTGCGTTTTCAACCCTGCCAAGATAGATCCAAATGAGGTTTTAAGTGATTTGTCATGGGAAGTTTTTATAGATTCATACAAAATTAACAATAATAATATACTTCCTGATTTAGGCTCTTTTGTTGATAAATTCAAATTAAAAAACACTATAAATATAAAAGATAAAATCAGTAATGCTTTCAGCAGCTTAAAGAAACATAGAAGAGCTTACGTTATATGTTCTGTTGGTCAGAAGTATATTGATATGGTAGAGACCCTAGTGAATCAATTATATAAATACTCCGAATATCCTGTATTTTTATACTATTCTAACGGAGATGTAAATTTTGATTCACCTAATCTGATAAAGCAAAAATTCCAATTGAAAAACTTTATGGATTATAACATACATGGGATGGATCCAGAAACGGTTAAAAGTAAAATGCTGACACTTACTAAACCTATAGCTTTTGATCTTTTTGTAAAAAATTACGACGTTGAAGAATTTGTTTTTTTAGATTCTGATGTTTTAGTAACACCCTCGATAGACATAATATTTAATAAGTATTCGGATCTCATAGAGAATTCTCCTATATTTATAAGATATTCTTGGGACATTGTCACAGTAAACGGAAGACCCCATACATCAGATATAGTTTTAGAAAGAACTGGATCAAAAAGAAAATCGTTCCCTGGATCAGTATGCTCTGGTATTTTTATCGCTAATAAAAATTGTAAATCGTTTTTTAGCGATTGGACTAAATATTGTTTTGACGAAGAACTTATTAGATATTGTGTAGAAAATAATGAAGCTTGGGGTGAAATAAACGATGAGTCAACTGCAACAGCATTGGTTTGGTTGTATGGGGGTAAAAATACAATAGTAACAGATTTTGTTTGGGCTTGGACAGGTGAAGCTGTAAAATTTGTTTTTGATTTTTATGACGGCAAAGTTGGAAATTTACCCAAACATGAGTCCTTATCAAGCCACTATAGAATTCCACCCGAGCACGAAATACCTTATGGGCTTTCAGTTATTCCTCAAAATAAATTAGATCTATTAGGAACACATGGAATTAAGGATCTTGAAGAAATTAAAAAAGCAGCAGAAGAAATTGATAAAAGATTTTTTATATAAAATTCTTTTACTATTATATCCCTACATGCGATATATAGATCTGAAAGAATTTTACCATAATGAATGAATTAAAAAGATACTCACAGTTTATTAATGAAGCAATTAAATATCTTAGCACCTCAGAGCTTTTACAATGGATGGAAGATAGGAAAGATTACGTCTTTATAGCATTAGACACAGAAACAACAGGATTAAGAGGTCCTTGGCAGGATCAGCTAACACAGGTAGCAGCTGTAGCTTTTACCCTTGATATTCAAACTTTAAAATTTACAGAGATTGATAATTTCAATCAAAAAATTAAATTACATCCTGAAATTATAGCACAAAAAGAACTTCCCGGATCAAAAATAAAAGGCGCTCTTAAATTTAATAGATATGGAGTAAGCGGAGGTAAATTTTTAGATGAGCAAGTAGTATTAGAAAACTTAATTAATTTCGTTAATGGGTTTGATAAAGTAATTCTTCTAATTCAAAACGCTCCTTTTGATATGCCTATGATTAATGTTAGGAAAGAATTTGGAGGCTTAGATCATGAAATTTTTGACACTAAAGACTTCTTTGCATATTTCATGCTTCCAACTTTACAAAAAATGGCAGAGACAGACCAGGAAGCAGCAGATATCATAGCAAAAATAGGAACGACACAAAGTGGAAAACTACCAACGTCATCCTTACCTAAAGTTGCTGCTGGATTAGGAATAGACCCTAATGAGGCTCATGATGCTCTTTTTGATTGCAGATATATGGTTAAGGTCTTAGAAAGAGGATTGGATATAGTAAATTCTAATAAAGATATAGACAGGAAAGAGTTAATTAGACCTAGAATAGCGTCCGATATGTATATTAAAAAAAAGAATAAAATGAATATAGGCAAGTTAAGATGATAAAGGCATTTTCAGAATATATTAATGAACAATACTCAAACCCAAAAGAGACAATAAATCTTAAATACGGTAATCCCCAGCTTTGGCAAAAAGAAGCTATGGACAAAGGCTCCAATCTTTTCACAGAGGCTAAAAATTCTGGATTATTTGACAGATTGAAGGAAACGATACCACCCTTGCAATCATCCGATGAGGTAAAGAAAGCAATAGAGGAGCTAATAATGATAGGTAATTCTCAGACTGAGGAAGATAAGGAATTTGTAAAAGATTCAGAGAGGGATATGTTAGAGGTTTTTATTAAATTTTTAAAGCTAAATGGGGTTGATAATATATCAAAGGATGATCTAGAGAAAATAACAGATGAGATAGATCCTTTAACTTTTTCATTAAAATATCATTTTAATTATCCTAGGCCATATCAATTGGCTCTTGAGAATAACATACCTTTATATCCTTCCCAGCCAACTGATGCTTGCAGTCCGTCATATCCATCAGGTCACTCTATAGATGCATTTGTGATAGGAGGTATAATCTCCAAAAAATTTCCACAATTAAAGACTGAAGCATTATCTTTAGCAGAGAAACTTTCAAGATCAAGATTACAAGGGGGAATACATTTTCCTTTCGATTCTGAATTTGGTAAAAAGATTGCGGAAGATATATTGGATCTTGATATACTTTCACTTTAACGAAACAATACCTATTTTAGTAATAAAAATATAGATGCATTAAAAAAGGCTGAATGTTAAATTCAGCCTTTGTTAATAATTCAGTTAAAAAAATTAAACTGTTTTGTTCTTAATCACTGACCAGATTGAACCAACCAAAGTGATAGCTAGACCAATAATCTCTTGAGAAACACTTTCAGAAATAAGGCCTTTTGCAATAAGAATACCGCCAACGAATGTAAGACCATGTCTTACGATTCCAAGAATTTGATCTTGTGTCATAATAGATATTTTTTATTCCTCCACCGATGTGGAATAAATTCCTTTCCATTGGGGAGACAATATATATCGGCGTTTCCTATTAAAACCCTGATAATATTAATTATAAATATAATATAAAAAATATGCAGAAAAGAAAATTTGATTTTGATGATGTGCTAATTGAACCTGCAGATATCTCCGATATCTCATCCAGATCCGAAATTAATTGCCGGTATTCTGATGGATATTTCCCACTTTTCACCGCTCCAATGGATACTGTAATAGATGACAGGAATTCAGAAATATTTAAAGGAAATAAAATTAGGGTAATAAAACCTAGAACAGATTCGAATACAAGCATAAGCAAAGACCCAGTAGAATTCAAATCTTACGGAATCGATGATTTTATAAAAACATTTTTAGAAAATGACCATTTAGAAGATGAGATGTATGCACTTATAGATGTTGCAAATGGACACATGCAAAGACTTTTAGATATAGTTAAAGAATCTAAGAAAAAATATGGGGATTCATTAAAACTAATGGTTGGAAATATAGCTAATCCTAAAACATATAGTACATTTTCAGAAGCAGGTGCAGATCTAATTAGGATCGGTATAGGAAACGGGGGTGGGTGCTTAACAACAGTTCAAACTGGTGTGGGATATCCTATGGCTAGCTTAATCTCAGAATGCTACGAGATAAGTTTAGCACTTGATAATCCAGCTTTAATAGTTGCTGATGGTGGATTTAAAAAGTACTCAGACATCATTAAGGCGCTCGCTATTGGAGCAGATTATGTTATGCTTGGTTCTATATTAAATAAATCTTTAGAGAGCGCAGGAGACACCTATTTAGCTAATATAAAGCACGATGGCTGGACAGAACCAGGAGAAAAAGTAAATCAATATCTAGAAGAAACAAGAAAAAGCTTTTTAGGCGGCACAAAGATGTTTAAAAAGTTTAGAGGAATGAGCACTAAAGATGCTCAAAAATCTATGGGTAAAACCGTTCTTAAAACGAGCGAGGGTGTAACCAGAATTCAGCCAGTAGAATACACATTAGATAAATGGGTAGAAAATTTTGAAAGCTATCTTAAGTCAGCAATGAGTTATTCTAATGCAAAGGATCTTCATTCTTTTATAGGACAAGCTAAGTGGAATCTCATAACAGAAGGATCATTTAATAGATTTAATAAATAAAAAATTATGATTAATTTAAAGGATGAATTCCCAGTCGAGGAATTAAGCAATTACTTTATAGGAAGGGGTTTTATAAGGGTATCTCCAATCACAGGTGCAGAAATAAGTGGAACGGTTAAAACAATTAGAATTGTTTATGAGGGAGAACTCACAGGGGGTAACTTCAGACCTGTTATTAATGTTACATCCACAAATGATGTTACATATGATTACAATGAACTTTTTTTTAGCATAAATGACAGAAAGGAAAAAAGAACTAAGCTATTTATGAAGTTCCTAGAAGAAGAGGAAGAGAGAAAATTAAAAAGCATAGGAGATATATAATCTCATGAGGCATTTAAAACTTTTTGAAGGATTCCAAAATGACGATAAATTTTATTCTTACAAAGTAGAGGATGGACAAGAGGTGATTATCAGAAATGACACCATTGGAAGAAAGGATCTTGTTGTTTTATCCCAATCATTGGAAGATTTACTTAGAGATATGGGGGGTGTTAATTCAATAAAGACAGATTTCCCAGTAAAAGGTAAGACCAAGCCATTTGCTATAGATTTTGCAATGAGCGCATGTCTTTTTGAGCCAGGTGGAAAAAATACAGGATACTTTAGATTTTATAATAAAGAAATAGCTCCTATCAACGATAGTAATTATGGTAACTTCGGTATGCATTTGGATAAAAATTCGGGGGAAGCAAACGGTGTATTTTACGGAAGTGGATCTAAGTGGAATATAGTTGGTACATCAAAGTTCAATGACACATCCTCACCTTTTGCAATTCAAAATGGACCTGTACTGGTTCTGGATGGAAAAATAAATTCAGTTTTCAACAAAACATCAACAAACAAAGATTACAGGGGTGGAATAGGGGTGGACGATAACGGACATGCATGCTTTGCTATTTCCAAAGGACCAGATTGTAGTTTTTACGATTTAGCTGATCATTTCTTAAATAAATTAGGATGTAAGAATGCTATCTATAGTGATGGTAATGTTATACAAGCTTATTCGAGAAATTTAGGAGATGGATCTAGCGCATATATAGGAATGAAAAAAAATATAGCACCATTAATATTAGTAACAAAAAAATAATGAAAAGAATTAAAAATTTTACATCTTTTATAAAAGAGTCAAATATACCATTAAGCAATCCATCAGATGCTGGTGAAAAATTTGCTGGGGTTCTACAGGCAAATAAAAATGCAAAGGAACAACCAAAATCAAGTAACTCAGGACCAGAGGTAACTCAATATCTTAAATCTGTTGGATTATATGCTGGATTACCTTGGTGTGCTGCCTTTGTTTATTATATTTTTGATCAAACATGTAAAAATTTAGGAGTTACTAATCCATTACCAAAAACAGGAGGTGTATTGGATCATTGGGGTAAAGCACCATCAGAAAATAAAATAGAGATTAGCGCGGCAAAAAGTGATATTAGTCTTGTTAGACCAGGATCAATTTTTATAATGTCAAGGCCGGGCAAAGGGCTAGGCCATACTGGTATAGTTGTTAGCGTAGATCCTGCCAAAAAAACAATAACAACAATGGAGGGAAATACTAACGATCAACAATCCGGTGAAGGGGATAGAGTAGGAACTAATGTTAGAAAAATAGATTCACCTGTAATGAAAGGTTTTATAGATTATTTCAAAGGAACTAGAACTCCAGAATTTGAAGCTGCTTTATCTAAAGCTATTACAGGGGAAGCTGCATCACTTTCACCTTTAGGAAGTGGAGAAGAAGCACCTGGTGATGATGTAGTTGGAAAGGGATTTGGCGATGTAGCTGCTAAAGAGGATCCAAGCGCAAAAATGATGGCTCAAGCAGTTGCTAGTATTCAATCTGCAGGCACTAAAAAATCAAAGGATGAGGTAGAAAATACCATTGATAAGTTAAGATAAAAATATTTTTTAAAAATATTAGATTAAATGAAGAATTTTTTTATTCTTTCTCATATATACTAGAGAACAGAATAAAATATTTTTCAATGTCTGTCAATAGAAACCCCAAAGTTTTATTTATACTTAAAAGAAGACAGGATTACAATCCTCAAAATCATTCAAATATGGGAATGAGTACAGGATTATACAATTCAGCTTCTTTTATGAATGACATGCTAAATGATGCAGGTATTAGTTCCAGCATTTCTGTTGTTATTGATAACAATTGTATAAATAGGGAGGTAACTAAACATAAGCCAACTCATGTTATAATAGAGGCACTTTGGGTAGTTCCATCTAAATTTTCTGTCCTTACAGATTTACATCCTAAAGTTAAATGGATAATTAGATTACATAGTGAAATACCATTTTTAGGTAATGAGGGAATGGCAATGGATTGGATCGGTGATTATTCTTCATTTAAAAATGTAATAATCGCTGCAAATTCACCAGTAGCTGAGAGAGATATTAAGGCATACATATCAACAAGAAATTTATGCAGTAAGAAAGATATAGCACACAAAGTAATATATCTTCCTAATTTTTATCCACAAGAATACAAGGATAAGAAATTCGATAAGAATAAAGATTTTATAGATATATCATGCTTTGGTGCTATTAGACCATTAAAAAATCACGTAGTACAAGCTTTGGCTGCAGTTAAATTTGCCGAGAGCATAGGCAAGAAATTAAGATTTCATATTAATGCAGGAAGAGTAGAACAAAAAGGAGGACCTATACTACACAATTTAGAGGGTATGTTTTTACAACTAAGCGATGCGGGCCACGTATTGATTAATCATGAATGGGCACCTAGGCCAGAGTTTATAAAAACATGCAGAAAAATGGATATAGGAATGCAGGTTTCATTTTCTGAAACATTCAATATAGTAGGAGCTGATATGGTTAGTCAGGGTGTTCCACTAGTAGCATCGCATGAGCTTCCTTGGGCAAATTCAATATTTAATGGAAAGCCTACAGACATAAATACGATATTCAGAGCTCTTTGGTTGACATATCTATTCCCTTGGATAAATATGTATACCAATCAGAGTAATCTGAAAAGATACACAGATAAAACAAGAAATATATGGATTTCATACTTAGAATGCAAAAAATGAAAAATAACAAAAGAAGAGTAGTAAAGTACATACTTAAAGTTGCTTTTTGGAAAGGAGGAAAGCTATCTATAGAAGAGTACGTTTATGATACATTTTCTGAAGCATTTATAGCTTCCAAAAAATTTAAGGGATATATTAAAATCTATAACTTTTTTGGAGAGATAGAATTATCTGATTATCACGAGGATCATGGACATCATGGGCATCATTCAGGCCATAGTCATGATCACGATTCTAATTACTGCTAAATTTATATCCAGTTAATTCTGTTATTGTTTTAAGATCTACCTCGTGTGATTTTAATCCGCTTGGCTTATCCTTTGTATTTTTGAAAAGGAAAGCCATCCATATTTTTGTCTTTTTGAAATATAATACTTTCCAGCATTCTTTAGGAACGCACACACCTCCTATCTTTTTTTCTATACCTATACTTCCACACCAAACTTTTATTGAATCATCTGTTAGAGCCCACTCCCTCGTAGACATTTCGAGTACCTTCCAATCTCCTGCGTTAAGAGAATGATATTGAGGTGTCATGTTTGAGAAATAAAAACACTCTGCTTGTATCAATTCACCCTCGCATTGGTTATCTGCAGCGGGAGAATTATGTCCTCTGTCAAGACCTGATCCTTTATAATCATCCAATAAATTAGTTTCGTTCATTAATAATGGATCGGGTTTAAAAGCATCTTTTCTAGGAACAGGATTTGCGCATGTAACTTTAGCTTTAGTTACCCACCATTCTACAAGAACTGGATATTTTAGAGATTTGCTAAAAACCGCTTCGTAGCTTTTATGCTTCAATCTTATTGTATCTTGTGATTTACTTATTAAGAAAAAGCTTAATAATATTGAAAGTGAAAATATTTTCTTCATTTTTTTAGTCTATATATCAGTATTTATCGGATAGGGCTGAAATATTTTTAGAAAATGATAATAGAAATAGAGAGATAAAATGTTTAAAATGAAATCTTTTGGAAATTTCAATGATGCAATAAAATGGACAAAGCAACAGATGAATGATTATTGCTATCAAGTTCATACAGAAAAATGGCAAGGAAAGGATATTAAAGATGATGATAGATTTGCCATGATTGAAATACTAAATCATTCTTTTACATGTACCATGGCGGAGGATATTCAATCTCTTGTTGATCAAATAAATCCAAATCTTCCATGGGCGGATGATCACTTTAAAGAAAGGGTTAGTGAAAAACCATTGAATCCCCCGCCATCTCACGAGTGGTGGCCATTTGCTCAGAAAAATAATCAAGAATTTGGAGGTAATGCCCAATTCTCACACACCTATCCGGAAAGGATTTGGCCAAAATATGCTGGATCCAATTCAATAAAAAGCATCGAGGATGTTGATCTAAGTGCGGGTATTGAAATTATTAAGGATAATAACAAAGCATTCATCCCAAAATATCCATTAAGTGGTGTTAGATTTAAATATGGTGATTTCTATGATGTAGTTGATCTTTTACATAAAGAGCCATTTACGAGACAAGCTTTTTTACCTATATGGTTTCCTGAAGATACAGGGGGTGCTAATGGCGAGAGAGTACCATGTACAATAGGATATCATTTTATTGTTAGAAACGGATATATGCATGTTGTATATTATATTAGATCCTGTGATTTCTTTAGACATTTTAGAGATGACATATATCTTTGCTGCAGAAAAGTCATTTGGCTTTTGGAGAGATTAAGGAAAAAAGATAAATTCTGGAATGATATAAAACCAGGAATGTTTACTATGCATATAACATCTTTACATGCATTTAAGCACGAAAAATTCTTATTAGGAAAAAAAGATTAGCATTTTTTATTTCCGGATTGAGATACTATATTTACAAAAAATAATAATATGGCAGATTTTTGCAACAAATGCGCAGAGGAAATGGGATTTCCTGAACCTGATCTTGATGTATATGCTATCAAGGAAACTTTAGAAAAAGGATTTTATACTTCATGTATTTGTGAAGGTTGTGGATTTCTTGGAATAGCAAGGGGTGAAAATGAAGAGACCCTAGTTATATTCGAGGATAAAGAAAAGGACGGTGAGTATAAATTTGTAGATTATGATAAAGACTATAAAGGATTAAATACCGAAGAAAATGAGTAAAATACCGGCTTACCTTAGAGCTTCGTTGAAGAGCGATAAACCCATTGTTTATTTTGATCTTGATGGCGTTCTATGTGATTTTGATAAAAGACATGAAGAACTTATTGCTTCTGGAATGAGTAAGCATGCTGCATTTAATCATGAATTGGCCTTTAAAGATCTTGAGCCTATTCCTGGGGCTATTGCTGCTTGGAATTTATTACAAGAGAAATACGATACTTACATTTTGTCAACTGCTATGTGGCATAATATAAATGCATGGTCAGATAAGAGACATTGGGTTGAAAAATATTTAGGAAAGAGTGCAAATAAAAAATTGATACTCAGCCACAATAAGGGTTTGCTTAAAGGAGAATATCTAATTGACGACAGAATAGCAAATGGCGTTGCTGATTTTGAGGGAGAACATATTCATTTTGGATCACAAGAATTTCCTTCATGGGAATCTGTTTTAAATTATCTATTAAAATAACTGGAAATTGGGATTTTGTTTATTATTTAAATTTAAAAAAATTATAGCAAGAAGGAGAAATAGATCTTTAGATTATTCTTTATCTCATCTTAGCGAGGGACAAAGAAGCGCTCTTAAAATATTTAACTACCTGCTCTCCAATAAAAAATCTCATTCAATATATTCATCAGTTGCAGATAATTACTATATAGAATACAAAGGAATAATTTGTAAAATACATGACGTAAGACTTATAATAACTAATGGGGAATATTGGTATGATGTACCAATGCCATATTCTATTATTTCAAATTTAAGAAAGAAATTTGTTAAAAATTCAGAGTCAAGAAAAAGAATTTTAGAAAGTAAAATAAATAATAAATTAACATCTTCTATAGAGAAAGTCTATAAAGAAATGGTTTTGTTATAGTTTTTTGAAACAAAACTCTGTTTTTACCATATATAATATGATTTAGAGGCTTTCTCTAAGTTGCTTCCGGGTCAACCAGCCCTAGAGTTTCCATAAAAAAGAATCGAAGGAAGTTGCTAATATAAGTTGTAAAATCATGTACACAACCAACACATTGGGCTCTAGCTACGTTGCCCATATCACCAAAAGAAAAAATAGACTTAAGGTCTATAAAAGCGAAAGCAGGGATCAAATTTTTCTTCAAGACAATGAAGAATTTGAAATTGAGCTATTTAATCCCAAACAAAATTCAGTTCTAGCAAAGATCTCAATCAACGGAATTCAAATTTCTTCAAGCGGGATAGCTTTAAGGCCAGGACAAAGAGTTTATCTGGAGAGATTTCTTGATTCAAATCAGAAATTTAAATTTTCCACTTATGAAATTGAAAATTTTAAAGAAGCAAAAAAAGCCATAGAAAAAAATGGTATTATTAGAGTGGAATTTTTTGACGAGTATGTTCCTTCTTATACATACTACCAGTCTGGAATTATTAATTATCCTTCATACCTTACACCACTTGGGGGAACAACATTAAATAATACATTCACAATTAATTCTTTAACAGGAACAATCACCACTACGAATTCAACAGCAGGATCTGTAGATTTAAGTTCGGTAACATTTAATTCTGCTGTTAATTCTGTAGAAACAGGTAGAATCGAAGGTGGATCTAAATCAGATCAGGAATTCACATACGCCGCCGGTAATTTTAATTTCTACCATTCCCAAATTGTAGAGTATAAAATTTTACCTGTAAGTCAGAAGCCTGTTGAAATATCAGAGATTAGAAACTATTGCTCGGAATGCGGGGTTAGAAATAAAAGCAACTGGAAATTCTGCCCAAGTTGCGGAAATAAATTTTAAAATGAGTGATACTGAATTAACAGATTGTGATCTGATACGACTATATAAGAATGGTAACTGTATAGCTTTTGAAGAACTGTTTAAAAAACATCACAGAGGCGTATATTCTATAATAAGAGAATACGTTGAGGATGAGCAGCTAGCAAATGATTATAGTCAGGATATATGGATTCATGTTATCAGAAAAATAAAAAATTTCGATAATGGAAATTTTAATCTATGGATTAGAACAGTTGCCAAAAATGTATGTATTGATAAATTCAGGGCTAATAAAATAAGAAAGGAAGTTAATTTTTATGTTGAGCCTTCCATTTTAGAAAGATCTCAAAAATCGTATGACGAATATAGCGACGATTTTGAAATTTTAATTAACGAGGCATATGAAGGACTTGATACATTAACAGAAACTCAGGTAAAGGTTCTATTGCTAAGATTGAGGGGAATACCATTCCAAGAAATAAGCCATAGGATTAAAATCAGTCTAGGAACTTGCCATCCTGCATACCAAGCAGCAGTAATTAAATTAAGAAGACATTTGGTTAATATGGGATTAGCTAGCAAAGAATTAAATACCTCATTGACAAGAATTAGAAAAAAATCTAAAAAATAAAATCTGTAATTTTTATCCTTAAGTATAATGATTATCTAATGCCACTTGAAAGAGTGGCATTTTTATTTACTGTTGAACCGGAATTCTTTTCATAAATTCTTCCCAATTAACCTCTCCTGTTTCTGCAATTTTAGGATTCATCGTTGATAAAGCATTCTCACCCTTTCCCCCTGGTATTATCCATTCACCCACCCTTGTCATGGTCTTATACCTTCCCCTTGTTCCTGCTATCTTTGATAAAATCCCAGTTTTTTTACCCATTGAAAAATCCTTAAGTGCCTCTACCATTTTCCCTGTGTATTTAGATATTCCTGGGAATTTACCTAAAAAGGATTCGCTTTTAAAGAATTTAGTAATCTTTGGAAAATATTTAGTTATAAGCTCTCCAACTGGGCCTAACATTTTTGCTCCTATCTTTCCGCCACCCTTTATGCCTTTTACTAATAGTGATCCACCTGCACCTATATACTGGCCAAATAAAGGAATTAATCCTATAGCACAAAGACCTGCCAGAAGATATTCTCCTTGCTTAGCATATGACACAAGGTTTATCCCTTCAAATATTGAACCTACGCCGGGTATTAAAGCTGCAAAATCAAAAACTGTATTCCACCAGTGCTCAAACAATTGATCATTTTGATCGTGCTTGAATATTTCTATATTATCATAGATCTGAGATTCTGTAAAAGAAAACTCTTTTACTTCCCTTGTAATATAATTTTGGTAAGATAATAAAAAATCCATTGCATTATATATCATTTTTTATTACCGAAAATGTTTACTATTTTTGATTATAAATTATAAAAATGGAAACAAAGAAAATAAATCCTGAAAAATTAGAGAAAGATATATCTTTTGCTTATTATGATATGTATAATATACTAATCGACGGCCATTGCGAGGGGATTATGAAAATGAATAATATAGGAGAGATACTAAACGAAATGATGGATTTTTTCTCCTCACCTGATTTGGAAGAATATGAAAAATGCAGTCAGATTAAAGAAATTTTGAAAAAATTGGGACAATAAGCTTAATAAATTGGAGAAATCCTTTTTGTCTTGAATATATAAGATGAAAATATAAGTAATTTTATGCAGAATTTAAAACCTATTGAGGATTATAAAAAAGATATACGCTCTAAAAGAAGCGAGGGTATGGAAGAGCCCACATTAGGAGATGATGTTGACATGACCGATATGGATATGGACAGCGATGACATGGACAGCGACGATATGGATGATGCAGGTGATGATATGCCATCATATTCAGCTGAAGTTCCAAATAAAATAGAAATATCAGCAAATTCCGCTAAACCATATATGGTCATTACAAATCTTAAAAAGATACACGACCAGACAGAACAATTAATTAATATGATTAACCAGTCTGGAAAGGTTGAACAATGGGCAGTAGATCATATTACAACATCTGCGGATGATATTGAAGAAGTTTACAACTACTTCAAATACGGTCAAGAGTAATAAAATCAATTAATATTTTGAAAGCTTCGGAAACCCCGGAGCTTTTTTGCTGTATAATAGTTTAAAACATATAAACATGACAGATAGAAATTTTAGAAAAGTTAAAAACATAAGTAAAGACATGGAAGAAAACTACAGAAAGTATTTTAGTAGAAATACATCTAAGTTTTTTTCTAAATGGAAATTTACAGACCAGGACCTTGATGAAGTATTTTTAAATGAATCGGAGGAATTTCAATTAATAGGACAGATATCTGATACTATTTTCTTTTTTAAGAAAAATGAAGACGATTCGAGATGGTTTGTACATGGAGATATTGTAAGAGATAGTTTTTCTAAAAAGAATGTTTAAAATAATAAATGGGGAATACACAATATCCATTTATCACATTTTAGGTATAAATATAGCTATAATTATATTTCTATCAGTCTTTGGAGTTATATACATAAAAAACGAAATAAAAAATAAAAAAAATGAGAATTAATAATCTTTTCTTTATAGGTTTAATATTTTTAATTTCTCTAGCATCCTGTGTTAGTGGAAGAAAATTTAAAAATCTAAAAAAGAACTATGAGAATTTAAATTACACGTATACTAATACAGCTGCAAATTTAAACATCTGTAAAAAAGAAACATCATTGTTGCTTGATAAGAAAAAACTTTTAGAAGATCAGATAGAGGAATTAAAAAATAATAAAAATCAAGTTATAAAACAGCTTGAAGATCTATCTGTTATAACAACCAAGCAGGCGGAAAGCATAAAGGTATCTCTTGATAACATAGGAAACAAGGATAATTATATTCAAAATCTCCAACAGCAGATATCTAGGAAAGATTCTTTAAATATGTCATTGGTCATGAATCTTAAAAGCTCTTTGGCAGGAATGAGTGACAAGGATATAGACATTAAGGTAGAAAAAGGTGTTATTTATATAGACATATCTGATAAAATTTTATTTAAATCTGGTAAATACTACATTTCAGAAACTGCAGACACCCTATTAGGTAGAATAGCAAAAATACTTAAAAGTCAACCCGATGTAGAATTTATGGTAGAGGGACACACTGATAATGCCCCATATAGTGGTGGAATTTTATTAGATAACTGGGATCTTAGTGTTAAAAGAGCAACATCAGTGGTTAGAATATTACAATATGTTTATGGATTAAATCCTTCTAATATGATAGCAGCAGGAAGATCTGAATACAAACCTATTGCTCCTAATATAGGGGAAGAATCGAAATCTTTAAATAGAAGAACAAGAATTATTATACTTCCGCAATTGGACCAATTTTTTAAGATAATCGAACCAAAAAATAAATAAATGAAAACAATTAAGGCACTCTGGAGATTTATAAGAGGATATCATTTAGGAAGAAAAGATCTTAACTTGCTTGAAGAATTAGCAGCAAATACAAAGATTGTATTTATTATGCTAATTTTTCTTATAGCATTCTTTTTTCTAGCGGATATGGCTGGATGCTACGAATCCAGGCTTTATCCTTAAGATGTAAAGAATTAATAAAATATCACGAAACAAAAATGCTTTTTGATATATAATTAAAAAATAATAAAAATTATGAAAAAAGTATTAGGGTTTTTAGCCATTTTAGCAATTTTAGTTATCACATCATGCGGGGGAAATGCTACAACACCAGAAACTACAGGAACTGATTCAACGGCAGTTGCAGATTCAACGGTAAAAGTTGATACAGCGAAAGTTGCTGTTGATACTACTAAAGAGGTTAAAGATTCAACTAAATAGTAGTTAAAAAACTCAGAAAAAGCAGGAATATATATTCCTGCTTTTTTTATGCCTAGAAATCTGGAAATCTAATTCATTTACAAGCTATAATAAGAAAAGTAATAAAAATATGGCTAAGAAAGAATTTTCATTTGCAGAATTAGATAAGCAATTATCAAAAATTGAGGGATTTGAATCCGGATCTATTCTGGAGACCAACGAGTTTTCAAAAACAACAGAATGGATTTCAACAGGTAACTATCTTTTAAATGCTCAGCTCTCTGGAAGTTTATTCGGGGGTATAGCAAATAACAGGTCAATAGGAATTGCGGGGGATCCTTCTACAGGCAAGACATTCCTAGCAATGAATATTACAAGGGAAGCGCAGAAACAAGATTATGATGTTATTTATTGTGACACTGAAGGTGCCATAGATAAAAGCTCAGCCAAGAAATTTGGTGTTGATCCAAATAGAGTTAGATATCAGCCTATTAAGACAATCAATGATTTTAAAATATTTACAACAAATATTCTAGAGAAGGTTAAAATTGCAAGAAAAGATGGTGCAGAACCTAAAATAATGATTATTTTAGATTCTCTTGGTATGCTTAGTACCGATAAAGAAACTGGAGATGCAATCAAGGGAAAGAGTGCAATGGATATGGGTTTAAGATCTAAAGAAATGAGATCTCTTTTCCGTGTTATAACATTAGATCTAACAGGTGTTAGAATTCCTTTGGTTTGCACTAACCACACAACAACCGGTGGAATAGGTGGATTTATGCCAACAAAAGAAGCATCAGGTGGCGATGGACCTATTTTTTCCATGAGTAATGTTGTTATGCTTTCTAAAGCACAATTAAAAGAGAATGACACAAAAACTGGAATCATTGTAACATCAACCCCTAAGAAAGCAAGATTCACTAGACCTTATCCTGTTAAATTTCATATTTCTTTTATGAACGGTATGAATCCATATGTTGGACTTCAAGATTTTGTAAACTGGGAAAAGTGCGGGATACAAAGAGGTAAATTAGAGGTTGATAAAAAAACAGGCGAAATGATATTCACCGCTGTTGAATCTTCTCCAAGATGGGCAGTAAGACATTTAGGAAAGACCATTGCATCCACCCAATTATTTACACCAGAGGTTTTTACAGAAGAGGTTCTTAAAGAACTTGATGAAAATGTAATTAAGCCTCATTTTTTACTACCAGATTTATTCGACGAAGCTGAATTGGAAGCATTTGGTGATATTACAGAGGAAGAAACAATAGAAGAAGATGGAAAAGAATAAAGTTAAAATGAAATACCATATGGGCATCTGGAAAGAACTTTCTGGATATCCAACACGTGAAGATTTAATATTTGAATTAAATAGCTATTTAGTTAGGGATTCCCGCCCGCAGGGTGAATTCTCTATGCAAACATTTAATTCTTTTCTTCCCTCTGGTTGGGAAGAAAACGAATTTGGTAATATAGTTAAATCTTTAGTAAACGATGGAACATTTGAGCCACAAAAAAAGAATCAAAAAGGAAAAGAATTCTATAAAATAAAAGATAATCCACACTATTAAGAATGATTAATTCTCACTTAGAAAATATATGGTTTTGCAGCATAGTATCTGAGCCAATTTATATCGAATCAGGGAAACCATCTTTTTTCAAAGATATCAGATACCAAGAGACCTTTAAAATAGTTAAATCATTTTGGAAAAAGTATTCTGAAGTACCATCTGTAAATCAGGTTAAGGAGATAATTAAAATGCTTAAGCTTGAGGATAAGATTCCAATCTCTCAGGTTGATACTATTTTCGATATTAAGCTTAATGAGTATGATCCTGAATGGTTAAGAGAGAACACAGAGGCTTGGATAGAGTGGAAGAATCTAGAGCAAAGTGCGATGGATTCAATTACCTATATAAAATCAACAGAGGTAACCCCCGAGAACATTAAGGACGTAGTTAACACATTCAAAAGTATAATTAACGAGAGAAATAGTTTAGATTTTTCTTTTGATCTTGGATTGGATTTCACAGATCCAGAAAATCATAAACAGCCTAAATCAAGTACATTCTCTTCCGGCTATGATTTTATAGATATAGTTCTTGGTGGAGGATTTGCTGCCAAAAGTCTTTACGTTTTTCTAGGACAGCCAAAGGTCGGAAAGACTTTATGGCTAGGGAATATTGCTGCACAGGCAATACGTGCATCAAGTAACGTCGCTGTTATTACACTTGAGCTTAATGACAGAAAATATATGAAGAGGATAGGATCTAATCTCTTGGGTATTAAAATGTCAGAGTACAATGATGCAACAGACGATCCTGAAATAATTAAGAAAAAAATAAGGAATTTAGCATTTGATAATTTAGCAACACCTGGACAACTTTACGTTAAAGAATTTGGTACTAGTCAAGCTTCCGTTGTAGATGTTGAAAAATGGCTTAGAAAGGTGGAAGAAGTTAAAGGAATAAAATTTAAAATAGTAGTTATTGATTATATAAATATTATGAAGAATTGGAGAAATCCAAATACTGAAAATACTTATATGAAAATTAAACAAATAGCAGAGGATTTAAGAGCTATGGGACAAAGAAATGGATGGGCAATAATAACAGCAACACAAACTAAGCAATCAGAATTTGATGCAACAGATCTTTCTATGAATTCTGCTTCGGAATCATCAGGACTTGTTGCAACAGTTGATGGAATGTTTGGAATCATCCAAGATCCTTTAATGTATACTAATAATGAGTACAAGCTAAAGGTTCTAGCAAATAGGGATGAAGGATATAAAAACTCCTACAAAAAATTTAATGTTGATTATAGCTTTATGAGAATTTCTGAAGATCCCAACTCCCAAATAATGAATGAAAACTAATGAAACAGAAAAAACTCATCGAAGATGAAGAAAAGGTAGAAAGCGAGGCTGATATCTCCAAAGCAATAGAGGATGAATCCTTCCACATAGAGGATAACACTAGAGATTATAGATCTTTAAGGGCATCAATAGACAATGAAGACGAATCATATAGACATCTATTAGCACTAAATAAATTAGTTTATGAGATTTTTCATAAATCTAGATGGAGTGCTTTAGGACCAAATAAAAAAATGCCAAAAGATTTAATACCATACGTATTCCAGGATCTCCTGGAGGAAATGGAAACCACAGAATTTACAATGGTTGAAAAATTTGTTTCTATATGTGATTTTATGAACGTAAACTATTTAAAAGCTTACGAATTAATACACATGAAATACAAAGAAATCATAGTTAATGAAATGGATCAAAAATTTGGAATAATATCAAAAAAAGGAATTAAGAAAATTTTCTAGCATGAATTTACCACAAGCAAAGAGACTATGGATGATTACAGATACACACTTGGGGGTTAGAAATAGCTCCGAAGAATGGATACAGATTATGGAGAAGTATTTTTTTGAATGGCTTATACCCATGATTAAAAAAGAATACAAGCCAGGTGATATTTTAATCCATCTTGGAGATGTTTATGATTCAAGACAAAGTATAAATCTTAAAGTATTAAATCTTTGCGTTGAGATATTTGGAGAGCTTAGTAAGATTTTTAAAGATGGAATTTTTGTTATTGTAGGTAATCATGACATATATTCACGCGGTACAAACGAGATAAATTCATTAGCATCTCTAAAATGGATTCCTGGTGTTAATGTTTACGAAGAACCAGAAACTATAATTTTCGGTAAAAGAAAAGCATTTATGATGCCATGGAGGGCAACCGAAGAAATTGCTGCTGAATTACTATCAGAAATCACTGAGCATGATTATCTATTTTGTCATTCGGATATTAGAGGTTTAAGTTTTAATAAGTTTACAAAGATAGAAGATGGAATTTCTTATAACAAGCTAGATAACTTTAAAAAGGTATATTCTGGACATATTCACTATTCTCAAGACTTTGGTAAAGTTAAAATGTTAGGATCTCCATACCAGCTCACTAGATCCGATATGGATAATAAGAAATATATTCTTCTGCTTGATTTAGAAACTGAGGAAGAAACTTGTTTTGAGAACAATTTTTCTCCAAAATTTATTAGAATTGGTTTTGATTCAGTATTGGATAAAACACCTTTAGAGCTGGAGGATATGTTTAAAAACAATTTTGTAGATGTTCTTATTGATCCTAAACTTGCAGTTAAAGCACCTCTAGGTATTTTAACAGAAATGGTAACTTCACAGCTTAAGATAACATTCACACCGATAAACGATAATAAAACTGAAAGCCAGAATCTGGACGAAACCCTATTCAATCTGGATGGTAAGAACTTCTCCATATTGGATTTCTCCGATGAGTATATTAATTCTCTAAAAGAGGATGATGAAACTAAGGAGAAAATGAAGAAGACAATTAAAGTACTTTATAAAAAAATAACAGAAAAAGATTTACAAGCATGAGATTATCAAAAATAGAATGGAGAAATTTTGCTTCCTATGGAAATAAAATACAATCTCTCCAATTCGATGAAAAGTCTGGATTATATTTAGTGGTTGGTGAAAATGGAGCAGGTAAGTCTAGTATCTCCGATGTGATTACTTTTGGGCTGTACGGAAAATTGGATGGTAAAAAACTTAAAGATATACCAAACAGAATCAACGGTAATGCATGGGTAAAGATAACTTTTACTTCTAATGGTGAAGAATATACGGTTGAAAGAGGATTAGACCCGTCGATATTTAATCTTTATGTTAATGGTACACTTTACGATAAAGCAGGATCTAGATCAGTACAGGATTACCTAACAGAGGATATTATTCAGATTCCAAATTATGTATTTAATAATACAATTTCTCTTTCTATTAACGATTTTAAGAGTTTTCTTAAAATGTCACCAACAGACAAAAAATCAATTATAGACAAAATCTTTGGATTCTATGTCATTAACGAGATGAAGGATCTTTTAAAAGAGGAAGCTAAATCAATTAAAGAAAATCTAATCCGACTTTCCGCTGAAATAGATTCTCTTGGCCGGACATTAACAAAGACACAAGGTGAATTAGAATTCTTATCACAAAAGATTAAAGACGATTCTAAGGATAAAATAAGTGATCTAGAGGATAGAATTAAAAAATTCACATCCCTTTTAGAAATACATACCAAAAAAGCTGGGGAATTTGCATCTGTAGAATCTGAGATATCATCACAATACAGAAAAAATTATGGGCTTCTAACAGAAGCTAAGGGAGCTCTTAGGTTAATCATCGAGAAGATAAAATTCTATGAGAATGACAAATGCCCAACTTGCACCTCTGATTTAGCAGGTGCATATCACGAGGGGATAAAGGACGAATTAAATAAAAAGTTAGAAGCATTTAAAGAGCAGGTAAATGAATATCAGGAGCTTCATAATAAGATAATAGAGAAAGAAACTGAAATAAAAACACAAAAGGCAGATCTTAACACAAAGGGAAATAAGATAACAGTAAATATTAACTCTGCAAAGGACGAATTAAGAAAGATTAAATCAAACCTAACATCATCTGATGCATTAGATTCTCTCAGGAAGATTTCAGAAGATACTAGGAATATCGTACAGAAAAACACAGAGGATAGATCTAAGGAGGAGAAAAAATCTGAATGGCTTAAAAAAATAGAAGATGTATTAGGGGATAAGGGAATAAAGCAATTAGCTCTTAAGTCCATACTACCTTCTTTAAACAGCCATATAGCGGATCTAATGATTTCCCTTCATCTACCATATACTGTTAGATTTGATGATGATTTTAACGCCTCTATTATCCATATGGGAGAGGAAATATCAATCTCAACATTAAGCACAGGAGAAATGAAGAAAGTAGACTTTGCAGTTCTTCTTTCCGTACTCAAATTAATGAAGATAAGATTTAGCTCGATTAACTTATTATTTCTTGATGAAATATTCAGCTCTATAGATCCTGATGGTGTTTACACAATACTAACAACGTTGAGAAAAATATGTGACGATTTAGGCCTAAATGTATTTGTTATAAATCATGCGCCTATGCCCACAGAAATATTTGATTATAGAATTGATATACAAAAGAAAAATAACTTCTCTGATATTAGAATAGAGAAAGTATAAAGATTAAAATATATAGGAATATGGCAGATAAAATAAATAGCAGAAACAATATTCCAAAGTATCAATATTTTTTTGTTGTTAGCAACAATAAAAGAACCCTATCAAGAATTTCATTTCCAGAATTTAAGATATACAAATTTGAGAATCCTGTTGCGGAAGCAAGAGGGAGGACTCAATTGACTAATGAATATGTAACAAGTGTGGTTGCTCTTACCGATGACCAATACATTAAAGAATATTTTATACATCCCAATTACAGAAATCAAAAAAACGAGCATATTAAGTTTCTATACACCGAAATACCTGTGGTAGATGTTAAAGTTGCTGATAGCAGAAAGATAGGATTAGAGAATGAATATTCTATAGACTATTCCACATTAATAAAAAGAGGAAATAAATGAATTATTTAGATAAATTTAATAGTGATGATATTTTTTTTAGAGGCATGATAGTGGGACTATTAAGAGCACTAAATGAAAAAATCACTTATTTTCAAACAACAGGTGAGGGGAAAGTCCAGGAGATATTTATTCCTTTCTTCTATACACTGGCGGGGGATGAGGCTTTTTTACAAGATTTCTATCTTGATTATGGGGATTGTGACGGAAATCCAGCATTTGCTGAGGGAAATTATGATGTTGTTCCTAGAGGTATTATAGAATATCAATCTTCCCGTATAAATACTGCTAGCTCAACTAATAAATATGTAAGAGGAACATATGAAAAAGAAATACCTCAGGAAACAGGAGGAGCAGAAATAAGGGCTTTTTCATCATACCTCACATCCATCCCATTAGATTGCACTTTTAATATTAAAATGAAGGTCGATACTATAACTGATGCATTAAAAATACAGGCTAGAACTATAGAAGTTCTATTTAAAAATTTTATTTATTATTTTGAATATAACGGATTTAGAATACCAGTTCAAGTATCCCTACCTGATTCCTTCCCTGAAAAAACACCTAATCAATTCAATTTTAGCTATGGTAGTACAAGAGGAGAGGGAACAACACTAGGATTCTCTGTTAATGCAGAAACATATTTACCTCAGATTGACACAACAACTGAAAGATTTAGGGGTAATTTAATGCAAGGCGGTATTAGATCTAGAATAGAACTTGGTGTTCCTCCCCCTGATAAATCTGTTTTATTATCGGGCATAGGCAATCTTTCAGATAATACTACCACCTAACAATTAGCTATTTAGTATTAAAGCAAGTAAAATAGTAAAAATTGAACAGAAAGATATAATAAAGATCAGGGCCAATTTTCTAGCAAATTTATCTTTTTCCATTTTTTTTAGAGACTGGAGATATTGTTCACTGATATATATGTTTAATGAACGAATCTATTATATTCTCCAGCATAGGAAACTATAGAATTATTAATTATAATTCACCATTTAAAAATGTTAAAAAATTCAATGGATGGATTATAGATACCTCAGGAGAAGTATTTCCTTCCTCTTATTTAAAGAATGAGTTTAGGTGGAGCTTAAATAACAGCAATTGGTCTTTATGGATGCCTTTAACTGTGGAAAACACTACAGGATTGGATCTTAATCCAGATAAAGATCTTTATCTAGAGTTTAGATTTACCGCATTTTCAGACGAGTATTCAAGTCCATATTATCCGGAGGGAACAGATCTTAGCCCTGGAATACTGCTTGAAAATTTTGATCTTGATCTGGAATATAAAGTTATAGATTTAAGAGATTTTGCTACAAAACCTGTGATTCTTTGTTCAAAAGAGCTTTACACTAAATCTATAATCTTTAGGGATTGTTCTGCTAGCACATTATTTCAACCTTATGACGTTAATAGAGGCATAAATATTTACCAAGATTTAAGCCGAACAGTAAACACACTTTTCGGTCACGAGGTAAATTACTATTCAGTACAGCCAAATGGCAGGGGTAAAGACGTTGTTTTAAAAGAATACAGCCTATTTGATGTTGTAGAAGATAAATGTATAAAGGTTTTAGTACCTCAGAATAATTTTCCAGACAATAAGCCTATTTATGACACATTTGGAATTCAGTTTGAACAGCCTTTAGAAGTTCATATAGATAGAAAATATTTTGAAAGCATATTTGGAAAAGGCTCGCAGCCAAGAAAAAGAGACATCATTTTCTTTCCTCTAACTAATAGAATATATCAAATAGAATCAACATACTTACATAGGGATTTTAATCTTTACCCTGTTTATTTTAAATGTCAATTGATGAAATATGACGTGAAGCTAAACACGAAATTTAATGATCCTGCGGTGGAAAAAGAACTTTTAGATTATACAGTTAATACAAAGGATCTTTTTGGTGAGGAAGTACAAGAGGAGATAGAAAAAATAACTAAACCTCAACAATATTTTGTTTCTTCTCAAAGAAGGAACGAAGATCCCTCAAGAGGATATATTGATCGCTATCTTCCTATCATTGAGTATGATTTAAATAACAGCTGGACAATTGTATTTAATAGCTATTATGATCTGGAGAGATATCTATATGATGATCCTAATTCTAATAGTAAAACAGACGAACAAAGACAAGCTGTTAGATACAAATCACTACCAATACTTGGTGAAAATGATGAAATAGCTTTCACATGTTGGTTTAAGGTTAGAAATTACATTGACAAAACAAAACTAGTTAGTAAACCTGATCCTAAAATTCCTATAGCATCATATACCACATCAGACGGAACAATTACTTATTCAACATATCCACAAACTCATAGACTAACAATGGGAACTAATCCAGAGGGATATGTTTCTATACTTGGGGATGCTTCGCATTCTGGAGGATTTAAAATATTGGCTATAAATGATGAATATACATTTACCGTTAAGGACACAGGTACACCAATTACAGCTTCACTGAGCACATGGAGAATGCAAAAAGCACAGGCAAGAACACTTATCTATGGAAGAAAAAACAGTGAGGGCATACAAATACAAATGATATGGTCAGGCTCTAACGAGGGTACAAGCAGTAAATATATTGAAATAGGATCATTTAGAATTTTAATAAATGATTTGGAAATACTTTCACCTTTTGGTTCTGGTATAGACACGGGCATAGGAGAATTTATTCCAAACCTAGACGATTGGTATGGATTTGTATTTAATTTTTCTAACGCATTCAAGCAATATTCAATAAATGTTTGGAAAATGCTATATGATCCTGAAAATACAGCTTCACAAACTTCTGATCTTGGATTGGTGCATATAAAAGAGGGATTAAATTCACAAAAATATATGTATTCTATACCTTCGGATATCGAATTAAGCAATCAAGTAGAAACATTTAAATCAGATAATAATTCATATAAGATTTTAGGAAGTCACATATACCTAACAAATTTAAGGATCTTCCAAAATATGATTGAAAAAGAAAAGCAATCAGCGATATTAAATCAAAATATTGTTAACGATTCTCAATTAGCAATAATTATAGATAATGCTAAACCTGTTTTGAAGCTTCCAAAAATTGTTAAAAACAGATAAATATAATAAAACCGGATGCCAAGAAGACCACCTAAAAATAAGCCGGAAACTAAGCTAACAAAAGAGGATGCTCTAAGAAAGAAAAAAGAATTAGAGGACCTGATATTTGCAGACGATCTTTTAGATGATTTAGGATCCCCTGATATACCTCCTATGAAACCAAGTAGGATGATGAATTTTGATAATTTAAAGACTGAGGTAGAAACAGAGGCTAAAAGTATTTTAAATTCTCTTATCAAATTCTATATGGATTCCGATATTATAGAGGAAGGAGATTATGTTAATTATAGGGCTAAAATAGATGCTTTAAGTATTTCAACGATGGCATTTCAAATTAGAACAGCACAACATGCTGTTACAAAAATGCTTGATGAAATAGATGCTGGAGGTCAGTATCAAGCTAGAAATTTTGAGGTATTAGCACAGATGCAAAACCAATTAATGCAAATGCCAGCTAAGCTCCAATCATATCTTGCTGATATGGAGAAAACCTATAAAAGTTTAAACGTAGAGGCTAAGGCATCGGATAGCACTAAACAACCCCTAATGATGGGAGATGATGGTGCTCCTGTCATTATTCCCGGAATATCAGGAGAGGGTGGAACTGTCAAAGTAAGAGGTAATAAATCCCTAATGGAAGGCCTGCAAAACACTATAAAAACTGAGGTCATTATTAAAAAAGCACAAGTGGTGGAGGAGACGCCTATTAATAATCTTATAGACCCAAAGCAAAAAGATCTAATAGCCCCAGAGGCAGAACTTCTAAGGCAAAAGGAAGATGAAACAAAGATAGATCTTGATGATGATTTATTTTAATATATGGCAGAAGAAAAAGTAAAAAGTAATTATTGGAGCACAGCTCGAGTAGAAGAGGTAATTAAAAAAGCTGACGAAAATGGAATAGATTTTAAGGATCTTGATAATCCTTTCCATGAAAATGATCCGGATTTAAGGAGCGGTGGAATTCTTTTTGAATACACAGAGGATGAAATATCCGAAATAAAGAAGTGTGCAAGTGATGTTATATACTTTGCAAATAAGTATTGTAGAGTAATGACCGATGAGGGTGTTAAAAAGATAACACTCAGGGATTATCAGGAACAAATATTAAGTCAATACCAAGAACACCGCTTTAATATATTTCTTTCACCCAGACAAAGTGGAAAAACTGTAACATCTTCTATATTTTTATTATGGTATCTTCTTTTCAATTTCGATAAGAATGCTATGATCCTTGCAAATATCGGTGATACTGCTACTGAACTGATGGATAAAATTAAAACCATTATGAGGGGCCTACCTTTCTTTTTAAAGCCAGGTATACTTGTTTATAATGTTATGACCATGAAGTTTGATAACGGCTGTAGAATCATGGCTAAAACAACAACTAAGCAGTCTTCTATCGGTTTTACAGTTCACTTTTTATACATGGATGAGTTTGCTCATATTAATCCTAATTTTATAGGCCAATTCTTTAAATCCGTATATCCAACTATATCTTCATCACAAATATCAAGGATTATTATTACATCCACCCCTAATGGTATGAATAAATTCTATGAGATCTATAAATCTGCTATAGAAGGAGAGAATGAATTTAACCCAATAAGAGTGGACTGGTGGCAGGTTCCAGGAAGAGATGATGAATGGAAAAAAAGAGAAATATCAAATCTGGGATCAGAGGAGGATTTTAATCAGGAGTACGGAAATCAATTTTTAAGCTCTTCTAAACTATTATTAGATTCGTATACATTAAAAAAATTAAAGAAAACAGAAATGAAATTTGTTCATAAAGAACTATTACCATTTCAAAATTCAATAATAGATTATGAAAATCTTCTTTGGCATCCAAACTTCGATCCAACTAATCTTTGGGAGGAAGGTGAAAATAAAAGATTTGTGATATCTGTAGATACAGCAGGCGGAGGAGGTGGGGATTATACAGTTGTCAATATTTTAAAAATATCACCCTTACCATTAAATCTTATAACAGAGAAAAAGTTTTATGAGGATGAATCTGATTTCTTTTGTCTTTTACAAGTTGGCCTTTTTAGATCTAATACCATACAAATAGAAGAGCTTAAGGTCTTTATAGAAATACTTTGCTCAGAGGTATTTAATGCAGAACAGGTAAAATTAATTGTAGAGGTTGATTATAGAGGGGAATATTTAATAGATAAAATATTAGGAGGCGAAAAATTATTTACCGAGATGTTTGTGTTCACTAAACACACAGAAAGCTCTAAACAATTAAAGTGTGGTGTCAAGGTTACACCCAAGACTAAAGAAAAATATTGTGAAGATTTAAAAATAAACACCAGAAATTCTAAAATAATACCTACAGAATACACTTCTATCTTAGAATTAAGCAATTTTGGAGAGACATCCAAAGGAATATACCAGAGTCAAATAGGAAAAGATGATATTGCTATGACTCTAGTTAATTCCAATGCTATTTTTGAATACGAGGATTTTAATTATTTAGTTATGGATATATTTGATACTCTACCTGAAAAATATAAAGATAGCATAAATAAAAAGCTACTAGGAAGTGAAAATACAAGCATTTCTGACCTTTCTACTAGGGAGATGGAAACATATAATATATTTAAAGATTTTTTCTAGTTTTTTTAGATATATAGTAATATAATATCTTAAATATTTTTATCCATTGATAACAATATAGGGTGTGAAGAAAAATTTTCTCCCTAAAAAAGATATATAGAATTAAAAAACATAAAATGGCAAAAAAGTTAACATTAGATTTATCCGTTTTCAAAAGCTCAGGGGTTTACACTCTAGAATATGATGCTTCTGAAAATATCATAGTAAATCCCCAAACAGTTAGACTGGTTGTTGGATTTTCTTCAAAAGGGCCTTTCAATACGCCCGTTTATGTTCCTGATCAGGCAACTGCTATCAAGATCTTCGGCGATATCGACAGAACCCTAGAAAAGAAAGGTTCATTCTTCCACAGATCAATGCTTACTTGTTTAAGTAGCGGACCTATCTTCGCTCTTAATCTTTTAAAGCTTAATAATTCAGTGGTAGAATTAACAGGTGAGCCTGATGTTGAAAGCGGAGCGGATGTTGCTAGATATAGAGCTTTCTCTGTGGATACAGTAGAAGCTAATGGTGTAAACTATACAACAACATATGCTACATCTAATACACTTCTTTCTAACCAAGATAAATTAGTTTCATCTTATTATAATAAAGAGAGATTCTGGTATCCAGATCCTCAAATGCTTCTTGCCACAACTCATACTTCAGAAAAATCTAAACTTTTTAGTATTGTTAACCTTAGCCAAGCAGAAGTTAGTATAATTGTCAAGAAGTCTATAGATTCTAGTGTTCCTCTTAAAGGATTTGATATAACTGCATCTGAGCATTTTGGACCTAATAATGTTCCAGTGTTCTTACACCCACAAGATTATATCTCAGATCTATTCATCGATGTTATTGCAATCAGTGGAAACTGGACTAATTATTTAGCTCTTAGTCAAGATCCTGTATATTCTCAGTATTTTAGCTCTAAAGGATTTATAAAAGACAAATTAGATCAATTCTTAGGATTGACAGAAATTAATATGCTTTTCTCTGTTACAGGATGTTTAATTCCTGACTTTGTGGATCAAAACGGAGTAGCAAGATACATTAAGACTCTAGTAAACACTCAAGTAGGTCAAACTGGTATCTTATGTGCTGTTAATGAAGAAGCTTTAGACGATTTAGGAAGTAATGGATCTGTTATAGATCTAGTTGGTCACCATTTAACTGGAGTTTTAAATCCAGCTAACGATCCTATTACTGATATAAACTTTTTAAGTTATAGTTCACCATTTAGCTCTGATCTTACTTATGAGCAAAAATACCTTACAGTTGCTGATAATGGAACTGGACAGGATTTAATTGAAGGTGGAGATTTTTACTCAGAAGTTGGAGCAGGTTCTCCAGGGGTTGATAGCGCAGATTTCTTAGCTTACGATCCTGCTGCTTTAGAGATGGGATATCCATACTTACAAACTGCATTTTCTGGAGTAGATAAGGATGATAGAGTAGCTGCTTTACAGACATATTTAACTCCAACAGTAGCAAATCCAGAACCAAAATACATAGTTGGTAAGGTAATTAATTCAATTGCTGGAAATGTTGATGCAGGAAGATCATTTGTTGATGATGACTTAGTTAAATTGATGGTTATGGATGTTAAATTAATAACAGTTGCTCCGGGAGACGTTCAATTAAGAATACTTTGGTCACATCCTTTGTATACCACTCTAAATCAATATGTTGAGCCATATGATGACACTGATCTAAATGCTGGTTTTTACCAATTCGGTACTCCTAACTACTTTGATAGATTGGATCCAGTTGAAACATCTCCTGGTCTTTACGGAAGTCCAGAGCCTATTGCTCCAATAAGCAATTACTCATATTATGGATATGCAGGATCTCAGATGTTTAAAGATTATAATTTAGGATCTATTAGCGATGGTGATGTTATACACACTTCATATGATGGAGCTTCACTTCAATACATTAAACTTCAATTATCGGTTGATAGAGATGGATTTGATACTATCACATTAGCAGCATATCCTACAGAACAACTTGAGGGAACTCAATTAGATGCTGCAGACTGGGATTTCAGTTATAAGTCTACAGCAAATGGTCCTGCAGACACAATAGGAGCTAATATGTTAAATATTATCTCTATAGTAGGTAACTTAAATGAGTATGTTGATATTCTTTCAATAATCGGACCTAGTCAAGTTGAGATGTCTTTAATGGACGTAACTGCTTCTGGTCTTAAAGTTGGTGATTTGCTAGTTTCTCAAGATCTAGTTTCTTTCGAGAATAACAATGGGATAAAAACCAACAGATTAACAAGAATTAATGAGGTTAAGAGAGTACCAATCCCGGGATCACCTGGTAATTATACTATCTACGTTAAAACTGATAGACCAATATTATTATTTGGCGGATCTACACCAAAAGTTAACAAATTTAAAGCGGTTCATGAATTCATAAGCAGCTACAAATTCAGTTATCTTCCTGGCTTCCAAATGAAGGCTTCACACAGACCTAATGGTACTGATGATAGATTGGATCAAATATTAGATGTTCTTTTCGACACTAACATAGCTAATACTTTGTCTGATAGAAATATCATCACATTTAGATATATTGTTGATACATTCGATGGTCAAATTAAAACAAATTCTAAGTCTCAGCTATCTAGACTTGCTAAGCTAAGACAAAAATGTTTAGCTCTTTTGAATGCACCGTCAATCAACAAGTTTAAAGATTCAGTTGATCCTAGATTTACTGATGCACCAACTGCTACTAATCCTTCTCCGCTTTTAAATGCTAAATACATTGCAGAAGGCGGTAATTTGGCACTTAATCCTTCATACAGATTTACTTTGCCTGATGAAGATCTTGGTGCTAAATTCTGCGGCGTATTCTCCCCATTCTTAACGATTAGAGATAATGGTAAAAATCTTAATATACCACCTGCAGCACACGTAAGTAATAACTTTATTAGAAAATTTGTTACAGGAGAACCTTATTCAATAGTTGCTGGTCAAAAAAGAGGTATTCTATCAGGTAGTAACCTAGTAGGACTTGAATATGATTTTGCTACTGTAGATAGAGATTGGTTAGAACCATTCGGAATTAACCCTATCGTAAGAAAAAGAAATATAGGTTTAGTAATCTACGGTAACCAAACTGGATATCAAAGAACAAACTCTGCGTTCAACAATCTTCACGTTAGAGATCTTTTAATCACATTAGAAGAGAACATTGAAGATATCTTGGCAAATTATGTATTTGACTTCAACGAAGATTCAATCAGATTGGAGATCAAGACAATAGTAGATAACTATTTAACTGGCGTTAAAAATGTTGGAGGTGTTTATAACTACTTAACTATAATGGATTCCTCAAACAATACACCAGCAATAATCGATCAAAACATAGGTATTATAGATGTTATTATCGAGCCTGCTAGAGGAATACATAAGTTTATCAATAGAATGACAGTAACAAGAACTGGTGGTATTTCTTCAGGTGGTTTCTTCCAATTCAGTTAATTTGAATGAAATATAAAGATTGGAATATATAAAATAAAAAATGGCAGGATTACCACATTATACAACATCGAAAGCGTCGGTAAATAAATTTGAACCGATATTTACGAACCAGTTTGAGGTATTAATATTACCTCCAACAGCAATAAACGTACCCCAGGGTAACCCAAATAACGGAAACATACTCCTAGAGCATGTTAAAGGTATAGAAGGACTTGCAGTTGATCAAAACCCAAGTGAAGTATATCAGATGTACAAAAACGCAAAGAGATACTATGCAGGGGCTAAGCCAGCAAGAACTGGACTTGATCTAACAATCAATTTTGAGGTTAACCTTGATAATAATAACTCTATGTACGTGTTTAAATACATGAGACAATGGGCGGATTTAATACACAATCCACTCACTGGAGCTATGGGACTTAAGAAAGATTATTGCGGAACTATTGTTATTAGCGTGTTTAATAAAGCTGGTGATGTATTTAGAAGAATCACTTGTAAAGATTGCTTTATTATGTCTAACTTGAATGCTATGGATCTTAACTACACTAGTAACAACCTTTTTGCATTAAGAGTTCAATGGGCGGTTGATTACTTTGATGATGTATTTATATAATAAAAAAATAAAATGGCAGGATTACCACATTTTACTAGTGCGAAAGCAGCGGTAAGTTTATACGAACCAGTATATTTAAACCAATTTGAGGTTATTTTACAACCTCCTACAGCAGTTTCTAACCCTGTAGGAACAGGAGGAAGAACCCTATTAGTTGAAAATATCACTCAGATTTCGGGTCTAGAGGTAGATAAAACTCCAACACCAGTTCAACAGAACTACAAATTTTCAGGAAGAAGATATGCTGGAGGAGCAGTTGAAGATACTGGTGTTAAGCTAAGACTTCAATTCCATACTAACCTAGATGACAACAACTCTAACTACGTTCACAAAACACTTAGACAATGGGGTGATCTAGTTTATAATCCTCTTACTGGTGCTATGGGTATAAAATCTAATTATGCGGGTGGATGTTATATGCTAATTAGTATCTTTAATAAACAAGGAGATGTTTTCAGAAGAATGAAATTCTTTAATATCTTCCCAACCAAAGCTATAGATCCACTACCTCTTAGTTATGAAAATGGACAGAATATTTATAACATAAGCGCAGAATTTAGAGCAGACTATTTCGAAGACGTGTTTAATTAATCTAATTAAAAAGATATATAAAAGGCTTATCCTACCGATAAGCCTTTTTATTTGGTATTTCATTTAGAAAGTAAAACAACCAATATATGGACGACGGTGATTCTAAAAAAAATTCAAACATTAAAAGAAAAGGGAAAAAGACTACAGATATACAAGGAAACTTCGCTAATGCTAGCAATGTTTTTTCTTCCACTTGGTTACGACGCATTATTCAAATTGATAATGGATCTGAGTGGATCGTACTGGGTAGCAGATTTAGTTTTTTATTCAATTTCAGGCTTTTTTTGGTTGTCGTATATCTTGCTTACGAGATACTTAAATAAGCAAAAATAATAATCCTTATACAATTCGAATTATATTTTATCGAAGATACTAGAAGTAATGATAGATAAAATATAAAAAGAAATTTTATGGATAATATGGATGAAATTGCATTAGAGCAATTAAGACAAAAAGAATTGGCGGCTAAGATCAAGTATGATGATATTCCGCTTCCCCCACAAAACGTACAACAATCTACCTCATTAGGTAGGGCATCTTTTGTTAATGACAAAGTTCCGGGATCTATACAAGCAATGGATTCACCATGGAAAAAAATTCCTGCTACAAATTTACCATCTGAATCCTTTGGATATCCGCCAGAGATGGAAATCTCGATCAGATCTGCAGAGGTTGGAGAGATAAGACATTTTTCCACCATCGATGAGAATGATCCTATAGACATAGATGACAAAATTAATCACATAATTTCTAAATGCTGTTCTATCAGATGGCAGGAAGGCCCATTAAATTATATGGATCTTTATCAGGAAGATCGATTTTATATCTTTATGGCTATAAGAGATTTAACTTTCGTGAAAGGAGAGAATAGAATATTTATACCAGTACAAAAAGAGTGTAAAAAAGAAGATTGCCCTATACCTAATGAGATTGAATTATCATCTGGAATACTTTCAAATTTTAAATTAAGCGATTCTATAAAGAAATATTACGATAATGAAAACGGATGTTTTCAGCTTACACCTAAGAATGGAGATGCTGGAATACAACTATTTATCCCCACAATAGGTGTTTCAACAAAGATAAGAAAGATTCTTAGAGAGAAATTAGATAAGGATAGAAAATATGATCCTGTTTTTGCAGAGGCTTCTCCATATATTATACCCAATTGGAGGGATTTAGATGAAAAAGCTTACGATGATTATGAAATGGTTTCAAAAAATTGGTCTTATACACAGTTTGTTCTAGCAGACTCTATATCTAAACAAATAACATTTGCCACAAAAAATAGCTTATCTGTAACATGTAGTAAATGCAGTGCTGAGGTCGCTGCACCTATTCGATTTCGCGGTGGAATCAGATCCCTTTACATTATTTCAGATATCCTTGGACAATTACTTTGATATTAAAATTAGATTTGCAAAGGACCATAATATCTCATTTACAGAGTTAGAAAAACTTCCTTATTTTGAATTTCAAATAATACTTGAAAAAATAAATAAAGAAATAGAGGAAAGAAACAAGAAGATAACTCAGGAAAATGAAGGTATGGTTCCTTTGTTCAATTTTGATAAGCAATAGTTTAGTAATATATAGAGGGATATAAATACAAAGATTGGCAGAATTAAAGACAGATACAGACAAGGTTAATTTTTACAATCAGAAGATTGCTGAATTAAAAGAAAAATCTGAAGTAGTTAAGGGGTTATCCGAGGCTGCTTTAGAAATTGCATTGAGTAATGCTAGGGGTAATATTTTTCCTCCTTTTGGAATGATTAATTTTTTCAAGCAGCCTGATATTGATGAGAAGGGCATAGAAAAAATAGCAGAACAAACAATAAGTGGGGTAGGACAATATGTGGAACGTTTAAAAAGTGTTCCTATTGAGTCTTTGAATAATATGGATCTGGATTCATCTAAATCATTTAAAGAATCTGGTGCAAATATTGATCTAGTAGCCAAGACCAAATCTGACTATCGTTCTATAAAAGAGGCATTAGCAGACATTAAAGACGGGGAAGAGCCATCAACAGGAAATAGTGAGTTAGATAAATTATCAGCAGAACAATTAGAAAGCATTTTATCTTCAACCCTGATTAAATATCTAAAAGAAATTAAAATAGATAGGCCAGGGAATGAAGCAGATAATACACATTTAAAAAACAGTGAACAGCTTTTTATCCAATTAGCATCCACCTCTCCTAGTGCAAAGCCTACAGCATCACCTAAAAAAGATGAAGCCAAAAAAGAGGAAAGTGCACAAATAAAAGAGGCTACACCACAAACGATTAATCAGGTTAATAATACAACTAACCAAACACAGGTAGAGAATAAAAATAATTCTACAAATACTCAGGTTAATCAGACACAAAATACCACAGAAAATACTCAACAAACCCAAGAGAATAAATCTGATGTTAAATATGCTGTGTATGATGCAGAGGGTAAAATATCTTATTATGTAGATGCTAAGGGTGCTCCTATAAAAGAAAATACATCTGCACCAGCAGAAACACCTACACAAGCACTCGCTGCTGGGACAAAAACAGAAACACCTGCCACTTCTACACAAGCACCTGCAACTACAACAACTGAGGCAAAAACAGAAACACCTGCTACTTCTACACAAGCACCCTCAGCACAAGCAGAGGTTAAATATCCTGTTTATGATGCAGAAGGAAAAATATCCTATTATGTAGATTCTAAGGGAGATCGTATAAATGAAGATAAATCCACTAAGGGCAAGAGAGAATTTGCAGAAGGAAGTCTTGCTGCAGATTTTGAAAAGGCATTGGGTGAATTATTAGGTGAGCCATCAGCAGTAAAAGATGCTTCAACCGCCGATGCAAAAAAATCACAAAAGGATGAATCTATAGATGGCGTAGATGCTACCAAAGTGGATAAAGAAAAAAGTAAAGGTGGAGAAGAACCCCTAAAAGAGGGAGATGTTAAAGAGTTTGAGATGGGAAGCTTTGCCTCAGACTTTGAAAAGAGCATTGAAAAATTATTAGGGGGTTCTCCAGAATCTGGTGATAAAGAGAAGAATAGTTTTACTCTTGAATCTTCTCCAACTTCTATAGCAGCTACAGAAAAAAAACAAGGACAAACAACACAGGCAAGCACACCTGTTACTAATCAACCAGATAAAACAAATACAGGGGAAGTACATTCAAATGCTTCACAATCTCCACAGCAACAAGTTATTTCGGGAGTAAATCCGACACCGCCAACAACTGCTAACACTAATAAAGAACAAGCTCAGGTACCTACTACCATAGCTCCTACCATAGCTCCTGATGTAAAAGATACAGAGCAATCAACTGCTGCTACAATAAAGGAGCAAAATCCTGTAGGAGTAGCTCAGTCAACTATCCCAGCATCTACCCAAGCTGCTACATCTAATTCAGCACCTACTCAAGCTGCACCTGATAATCCAGCACCTACAGAATCTATACAGACAGGGAGAGAAAATGATCAAACTGCAGTTTTAAGAGATCAAATATCCACAGGAGTTAATAAAAATATTGAGTCAAGCTCTCAGCCAAATTCTGAAGGCAAAACACAGGTAGCAGAAATAAATCCTGCAGTAACTACACCATCAACCAGGGTGATTGGTCAAGAAAATGAAGACGAAAATGAAGAAATAGATAGCGGGGATGCCGCTTCTGAACCAATAGAACAAGCAATAGCTGGGAAAAATCCCAATGTGGAGACGCCAACTGCCATAGTTACAGAACAAAACCCAGTTGCTGTAAATACATCTATTGAACCAAACGCTTCTATACAAGAACCCGCCGCTTCAAATCAACAATCTAATACAGATATTGCTACACCCGCTTCAGAACCGGTTTCTAAAGCTACTGATCAAACAATATCTGGTGTAAGCCCTGATGTTTCCGGTACTGCATCCACTAATTCTACATCCTCAGAGGAACAAGCTATATCAGGGGTAAGTCCTACTGTTACTATTGCTGAAACCCCTACACCTGTAATAACTGCTAACTCACAAAATGTTTTAAATAATTCACAGGAAAGTTCTGTTGGAAAGGTAGATGAAGAGTTTGCAAGAAAGCAGAAATTGGAACAGGATGCATTAGATGCTGTAATGATGAGTGAATCAGGAGCTGGTGTTTCTAAATCTGTAGAAAAAACTAAAGACCCAATACCACAGACTCCTCAAAATCAGAATAATAATACAGCGGAAAGTGCAGTTGGAAAGGTAGATGAAGAGTTTGCAAGAAAACAAAGGGCAGAGGATGAAGCAATGGACGCAGTATTGGTCAGTAAATCAGGATCTAAAATTTCTAAATCGGCAGAAAAACCTAAAGACCCAATACCCCAGGCTTCTGAAAATCAACAAAATAATAACACCCAAAGTGTAAATCAAGGTCCGGCAATTTCTGGTCAAGATCAGAATGTAGTTTCTAAGGTATCATCAACAAGTGTATTACCGAACGATCAAAGCCAACAAATGGCTAAAGAGAAATCGGGTAAATCTGTAGGTAATATTATTAGCAGTGGATTAAAGATGGCTTCTTCAATAGGGGAAGTTACTAAAGCAGGAGGAATTCAGAAAAATATAACAGATCAAATATCCAAAGTAGCAGATTTCTCTAAAGAAGGCGGATTATTAAAATCTGCAGAAAAAGGCGGTATAGGAAGTGTATTGAATACGATTGCCCAGCCAGTAAAAGATAAAATAGAAAATATAGAAAAATCAATTGGAATTCCTGGGGTTTCTTCAGGAGCTGCATCAAATATTGTATCTAATCTTAATAAGAGTGCAAGCTCAATTTTAGGGGGAAGCACAACAAATGCCGCAACAAATATAGTATCTAACGTTGCATCAAACATTAAAAATACAGCAGCTTCAAGTATTCCAAGCATAATAAATTCAACCAGCACGGTAAAAGAGGCTGCTGGAAACATTGTAAAAGAAGCATCATCGGTTTCAAATACTGCTAAAATGGTATCAAATGTACCAAAAATGTCAAGTAAAACAGAAGAACCTTCTGTTCAGACTAAATCTGATGCTTTACCCCCTCAGGATGAAAAAGTACAAGAATCTGTTAAAAATGAAGCATCTAGCTCAGCAGAAACACCTACCGAATCAGGCGAAAGTAAAGGAAATACCCCAAATGAAACAAAAAGTTCCGATGGTGATATAAAAGAACAGGATCAAGGAGATAATAAAGAGCTTCTACAAGTTATGAGGGACATATTAAAGACATTACAAGGACCACTTATTACCACAGAATCTACCTTCAAGCTTCACTAATTACGTTTTTTATTTTCGAAACTTTTATTTATATTTGTGTAATATATAGAAAAAAATATGTCAGAAGATAAAAAATACAAAATTTCCGAAGATTTAACAAATGAAATAATTGGATTTTTAGAAAATCCATTTGATGGAACAAGAGAAGCTATTGATCTTTTAAAATCTAATGATATCCTTACGGAGGAAGAAATAAATAGGGTTATTTCTATTCTTGGAAAATTCCCTGCATTTTCAGTGTATCAAATATTAGGTAAATTAAGCTCAAAAGTGGAAGAAATTGGAGTATAATTCTATAACAAATTTTTTATTAGAAAGAACCTTAGAAAATTGTCCAGACCAGAAACAATTTAAGCTGGATCTTGTCTATTTAAAAATGGCAAAGGAATGGTCCTTTAATTCCTATTGTAAAAGAAATCAGGTTGGATGCTTGATAGTTGGAAACAAAACTATCATATCTGATGGTTACAATGGAACACCAACAGGATTTTCTAATGATTGTGAGGATTGCGACAATAACACATTTCCTTACGTATTACACGCAGAGGCTAATGCAATAACAAAGCTAGCAAAAAATACAGTTTCTTCGGAAAATGGTACGATGTATGTGACGCTATCTCCTTGTTATGATTGCGCAAAACTTATCATACAATCAGGAATAAAAAGAATAGTTTTTTCTGAATTCTATAGAAAAATAGAATCTTTAGAACTATTAAGAATTGCAAATATAGAAGTAGTTTATATAAGAATATGAAACCTCAAAACCTCAAAATAAATGGCAAAAACAATTCAGGAATTAGCAGAAACATTTTTACAAACATCACAAGAAAAAGATTTTAAGTATCTTTATGACAGGATTAAACCCGGACTTCTAAATCACTGTAGATCTATTCTAATAGAGGAAGAAATAGCAGAGGATGCTGTATCTAAAACATTTGAAAAAATATGGGTTAAGGTTTCACAATATGACCCATCTAGAGGAAACTTTTCTACATGGGCTTATAATATAGCTAGAAATGAATCTCTATTAATTAAAAAGAAATCTAAGAGATTTACTCCTCTTATCTATGAATCAATTGAAATTGATGGAAAGGATTACGAAGAATTTATTCCTTTATCTGACATTACACCGGAGGAAATATTTACAGAGCCAGATTGGGAAATAGATAATAAAGGAGGTGGATTTGATGATCTATATGAGGATGTATTGGAAAAAATGAAAAATCTTCCTTCTATTTATAAAGATATACTTATTGACCGTGAAATCAATAAATTAAAATATCAGGAAATAGCTGATAAGCACGGGATGAAAAAAAGAGCAGTTGCTACAAGAATAAGAAGGGCAAGAATAAAAATTCGCGAAATGTTTCCTGGAATTAAATTAAATTTTATAGATTAATATGAAAAGGATACTATCATCAATATTTAAATTTCCCGAAGTAATTAAAGATATAAATAATTATCTTTATCTCAGAAAAGTGGTAAAAAGAGAAAGTGTAAATTCTCCAATATGGGCTAAGAATAATCTTAGAGTTGATTGGATAGGAAGAATCTATACTGTTATGAATTTGCCGCCTGAGGTTACTCTTTCACCTGATATGCCAAGAGAGGTTTGGCCAGCATATCTTATAGATCAGAGCAAAGGATTGAATGAATATCTAACATCATTAAATCTTCATGAAATAATTGCCCCTGAATATACTGAAATACCAGATTCTACTTCATATCTTTTAGTCTATTCTTTTTATTTTAGAAGCTTAGGATGGGGATGGGTTTTATCCAGATCTATAATATGGACATCCATTTATTTCATACAATCCAGAACACACTTTTTCACCAACGCATATGCTTGGATAATATCACAATTTTAATTGGAAAATTCTAATATAGAAAGAAAGAGCTATCCATGGGGTAGGGCTTACGAAATCTCTAGAGAAAATGTTCAGAAACTTGTATTACCAAGCGTCACGACTGTACTAAAACTTTTAACTGAGCCTAAATATAAAAGCTTAAGGGAAAAGTTTGGTGAGGAGAGATGGCAAAGCATTCTAGATAATGCTTCTTACAGAGGAACAATTATGCATTCTATGCTTGAAAATTTCTTATTGGAGTATGCTCAGTCCAGATCTGTAGAGAAGAGTTTATTAATTGCCCAAAATATAGCAAAGGATGAAGAATCTAAAGATCCAAAGAATATAAATCTTATCAAAAAAGGAAGAGATTTATTTTGGAATTTTTATCACAATAATTTTTGGGAGGATATAAAAGAGGTACTTCATAATGAGCTTTTTTTATGGACGGATTTTAGGGGAGGATGGGCAGGAGCTACAGACTTTATATTTAAGGATTATTCAGATCTTCACGTTATAATAGATTTTAAATCTGCTAGCTCGCCAAAGGATGAAGATGATATAGAATCATATAAATGTCAAATATCCGCATACATGTTTGCATATGCTGAAAGATATGGGGTGATCCCAGATAGAGGTGAAATATGGATAGCAAACGAAAAGGATTCTAAGATCCAAAAATTTATAGTTACAAAAGATGAATTTAAAACACACCTAAGAAAATTTTTAGGACTTCTAGAGGAATTTAGAAAAATACACTCTATATAAACGAAACTTAAATCCATTTAAATCTAAAAATAAAATATAATACAAAAATATGCAAGAAGAAGTAAAAGAATTAGAAACAGCAGAAAAAATATTAGAATCTGCTAAGGTAGTGATAGACGAGAAAAAGATAGAGGATCTTAAGAAAAAAGTGGAAGAACTTTACGAAGAACTTAATAAAAAGGTTTATGCTGTAAGTATGAACACTAAAGAATTAGAAACTTTATCCGAAATAATTAATGATGTTGAGTGGAAAGGAAAAGAAGCACTCGGAATACTAGAGATTGGTAATAAATTAAATACAATCTCTAAAGAAGGTATTAAAAGTGGCGTTGTATTTTTATCACCACTTGAAGTTGAAGCTTCCCACTATTTTTTAAATAAATACACAGGTAAAGGCAGAAACAATGCAGAAAATTTTATGAAGGTTTATAAGTCACTAGATTTATCTCTAACCAATGTTAGAAGAGACAATAAAGAATACGAGGATCTGACTAAAGACTTAGCAGCTGCTCAGCAAGGAATTACATCTGTGTAATTTTTGCTTCCTTATATATAAAAATGGCCTACTTTATCGAGTGGGCCTTTTTTTATGGATATATAAAGAAATAAGTTTTAAAATGAAAGAAAATAAGATATTTCCATGGATAGTAGCTTTTTCTGCTATCTCCATATCTTTTTCTGCTGCTTTCTATTCAATCTTTGGAATAGGAAGAATGTTTGCTGGAGCTTCTAATAATGTTATGATAATGGCTGCCAGCCTAGAATTTGCTAAATTAGTCATTGCTTCTTTTTTATATAGATTTTGGGGAGATGTAAATAAGGTACTTAGAACGTATCTGGTTATAGCTTGTCTTTTGCTGATTATGATAACATCTGCTGGTATTTATGGATTTTTATCCTCTGCATATCAGGAGACCGCGAATAAGGTGGAAAATGTGGATAAAAGCACAGGTGTATTAGTTAAGCAAAAAGATATGATTCAAAAACAATTGAATCAAGCAGAAAAACAGTTAGATTACAAAAATCAAAGGCAAAATACCATATCTGATATAAGGGCAAGACAGCAGACTAATGCAGATAATTTAATTGCACAAAATAAGTCTTCATCGTCTATAAGAACACAAATGGGAAGTCTAGGAAAAGAAAGCGCCCAGATAGATGCTGATATAAGAGTTATACAGGACACTATTACATCCAAAAATAGACAAATTACAGAATTAGAGACTCAGATATTAGCCGTTTCCACAAATAACGATCTAGCTAACGAAATAGGTCCTTTAAAATATATTGCTAAGCTAACTGGTAAAACATTAGATCAAGTTGTGAACTGGTTTATAATTGCTTTAATGCTGGTATTTGACCCCTTAGCAATATCCCTGGTTATTGCTGCTAACTATGCTTTTTCTATAGCTGGTAAGACTAAAAAGGAAGAAAGGGAAGAAGAGAAGACTACTGACGAGGCGGTAACTGTAGAGGAAGAAACTATTGGAGAAGAAAGCCTTAATGAAGAAATCCAGGATGAAATAGTAGACACTAAAAACAATGAAGAAGAAAATGTAATAGAGTCTGAAGAGGAAGAAGTACAGGAAGAAATAAAAATAGAGGATGCAATAGACCAAATTGTTTTAGAAGATGAGATAAAAAAAGAAGAAAAAATAAACACAGAGTCTGTATTTTCTCTTGGAACCTCTGGTATTTCACAAGAAGGATTTGGTGGATATAAGGTTATAGAGCCTGCTAAGAAAAAAACTAATGAAGTTGTTTCAATAAATAATCCAATAAGACTAAGATAATGCCTACAATAAACTCAACAGATTCAAGATACATTAGAAGCCTAGAATGTAATCCAACCAAACAAAAGAAAATTATTTTTGAGGGATCTTCCCTTAAGATAATATCAGGATCACAGGTTTTAGACACAACAGATCTGTCAACATTTTCACATTTTGCTTCTGAAGAAGGCGGGAGTTTAAAAAAGAGTGTATTTCTAGCAGCTGGACAAACATATAATTTACATGCTGGAAATATTGCTCAGGATCAGGGAGAAGTATCTCTTGTTATAATGAAAGTTAGATATGATTCTAGCCTGATAGATTCTGAAAAATATATCACATGGGAATACGAAGGAAAAATATTTCCATGTAAAAATCTATTATTTCTAACGGGAAGAACCCTAGATAATGAAAAATATCATGGATGGGATTTGGAACCTTTCACTGGAATAACACCTGCTCCCTCTTTTTCGCCTACCTTAGATCCTATACCAAGTTCTCCAGATTTAACCTTTGGCGGTATATTAGTTTATAATCCCACTAATAAAGAGGTTGAGCTTGAAATATTAATTATGAACTAATGGCAAAACCACCAGTAATATGTAAAGAAGACTTAGCAAATAGTCAAATACAACAAGGATACTTTGACAGATGTACTTTTAGAGTAACAAAGGATTCTGCTTTAACAAATTCTATAAGTTTTTGTGATTTTTCTATGGATATAGATAATTTTTTCACACAAAATTTAAGGCTAAGACCCGGCAGTGCATTTCTTTTGGACGATTCTCAATTAGGAAATGAATTTGGTGAGGTGAGTTTTTTCCTAGTTAAAGTAACTTATCCCGCATTATTCACGACAGATTCATCTAAATACATTGATTTAATATATGATAATATCACTTACCCCGTCGGAGAGGTAAATATATGGACAGGAGAGCCAGGAATAAATGCAGGAACAGGTATAACAGCATATCCCAACGGGAGCGAAATAGAATCACCATTTTTTATTGCGGGGGGAATAGTTCTACACAATCCACAACAATATTATGTGGATGTGAAAATAATTCTTGCTGGTAAAGGAACTGCCCAAAACCAAGGATCTAGCGCTCCTTCTGGATTGTTAACAAGCCAGGATGGGGATTTTATTTTCCTAGAGGGTACAAATGGAGATTATCTTATCGAATAATATAAAATAAAAAATGCCAGGAAGAAAAATACAGACTTTACCTCTAGCAACAGATATTCAATCATCTGATGTTATGATTGGGGTCGTTAATAATCAGACATCTAGAATCCCCATGAGTGCTATGCAAGAATTCATTGGAGCAGCAGGTGCGCAAGGCGTAGCAGGAGCCCAAGGTGTTCCAGGTGAGCAAGGCCCTCCAGGAGAAACTGGATGGGATGGGGCGACAGGTCCTGCTGGTCCTACTGGTCCTACAGGAACTTCAGGAACTATAAACATTGAGCAAAGATATTTTGATTATATTGATAATGTTTCTTTGCACGGAAGATCTGGTTTAATAAATGAGGTATCTAATTTGGGGGACGATGATAATGAATACCTTATTGAACTCCCATTCACTATCCAATTTCTAGGACAATCATATAATGACGTCTGGTTAAATTCTAATAGCTATCTTACTTTCGCTTCTGTGGAAGATAATTCTCCTGAAGAATATTCAATCTATTGGCCAATTAGCCCAGCAACGTTAGCAGTTCCTTCAATTACAGTGGGTGCTTCAGATACGTCGATTAACAGATATTACTATGGATCCACAAATGATGGAAGATTTGTAATACGTTATGAAGGTGCTATACAAAATGACATAGAGGATTTAAATGCACCATCTACCAGAATTTGGGAGGCTTGGTTTTACGAGAGTGAACCAGGAAAGATCTCGATTGTTGTTGATGGAAATATGCATCCTGGTGGTGTTTGGGGTTTACACGATGGCGTTAAATGGATAGATGTTTATGAGACATTGCCAAGGCAAAATCAAGAAACAGGGGAAGTAACTAATAGCGTAGACATTTATACTAAACCACCACAGACAGCAGGTACCATTAAATTTAGTGGAGCTGGAGTGGAAACTTATTTTGAAGGAGGAGAAGCTTTTGTTACCATAAATCCTTTACAGGGATTAATAAATTTAGATATGAATGGTGGGGATACAATAATAACATCAGCAGGATATGGACTAATTCTAAAAAGTAACCACGGGGATGATATTACAATTGATTCTGGGAATAGTGTAAATATCAATGCTAAAACACCAGACAGCGAAAATCCAGGAGATGGTAGAGATGTAAATATAACAGCGGGAAATGGTTTTGGTACATCAGGATCAAATTATAACGGAGGAGATGTCAATCTTACAGCAGGAAATTCGTTTGGATCCTCAGGGTCATCAGGGAATGTAAATATTAATTCCGGTAATAAAAGTTGGAGGTTTGATAGGGATGGCAATTTAACATTACCTAACGGGGGTAATATAACAACTTCAACAGAGTTAAACATTAAAACTGATCGTAATCCTTTATTGGAGAGGGTTAATGTACTAGATGTAGATGAACTTGTGCCACCAGGCGGAGTTTGGAGGTTATTTATTTCGGACAGTGTATATCCTACATTAGGTACAGCTATTAATATAGGGGAAACTGTAACCACAGCATGGGGAACACCCATAACTGCCACAATTACAGATATCCAACAAGATTCTGGTGATTGGCAAATCCATGTCGATCAAGATATTACCACAGGATTTAATTCTGGACCAAAAAGAGTTGCATTTAATTCGTCATCCAAGACTTGGAAATTTGACGCAGATGGTGTACTAAACTTTCCCAACAACAACGGACAGATAGGACAACTAGAAAGTCCATATACAGGATTAGAATTCCGTACTGGGTCTGGAGCAGATTGGATTGGAATCAGCTATGGCGAGATTAATGATAATAACACCAGCTACTTTTACTTTGACAAAGATGGTAGTGATTATACTACAGCCAATCACAGGGCACACCTACAACTTAAGAATGCCACACGTGATGGACACCTGGAATGGTTATTTGATTCAAACGGTAATCTAACATTACCGACAGGTGGTGATATAAAAGATAGTGGTGGCAATTCAGTTCTAGGAACTAATTTACCATCCGATGCCACTGGATATCTTTATAATAATGGATCTGGAGATTTATCGTGGAATAATATCTATATGAATTTTGATGGTGGTGCTTCTAGCACAGTTTTTAGCCCATCTGATATGTCATTAGACGGATCCAATGCAAATCTAGGACTAGCAACAATATCTATAACTAGTATTTCATCATACGGTACATCTGCTTTTGTTTATGCCAATCTAGCTGATGATGGAGGATATAATTTAACTGATATTGGTGTTGTTTGGTCTTCAGCTCATAATCCAACAATAGATGATAATAAGATCCAAGCAAATCCTACGGGTCCTTCGTTTGGTGTATCTACAGGGTATATTCCGGAGGGAATTGTTTATATTAGAGCGTATGCAACAAACTCAAACGGAACTGCATACAGTGAAGAACAGGAATTTACCTCTTATATCTGTCTTATAAAAGGAACACTAATAACCCTAGCTGATGGGTCAAAAAAGAAGATAGAAGACATAGAATATAGTGATTCTCTTTTAGTATGGAATTTTGACGAGGGAAAATTTGATTTTGCAAATCCTGTATTTATTGCCATGCCTTCACCCGTCATGAAAGAACATAATATTCTAAAATTCAGTGATGGCACTGAGCTTAGAACTATTCTAAAGGATATAGGACATAGAATATTCAACATAGAGGCAGGAAGATTCACACATCCGATGACAGATGAAACCCCAATAGGGACAACAACCTTTAAGGATGATGAATCTAAAGTAACATTGGTTAGTCAAGAAATAGTAAGGGAAGATGGAATATTCTATAACATCCTCACAGAGGGTCATATAAACGTGTTTGCGAATGGTATACTCACTTCTGCTAGATTAAATAACATTTACCCTATAGAAGAAATGAAGTTCGTTAAAGAGCAAATAAACAGCAGAAGCAGGGAGGAATTTAATTGGGTATCTGATGAGATTTTTAAGGGATTGAGATTAAGTGAACAGCCTAAAGAATTTGATTCTATTCAATATAATTTAAAAGCAAAAATAAATCTAATGAAACCTAAAAACTAAAGATTTTATTTTTAGTGTTTTAAGATAAATATAAAAAATAAAAACCAAAAAATGGCATCTAAAATACAACTAAGGAGGGACACAGCAGCAAACTGGACATCTATTAATCCAATTCTTTCGCAGGGCGAGCCTGGATATGAAATTGATTCACGTAAAATAAAATACGGTAACGGGTCTTCTGCCTGGAATGATCTATTATACTTTAAGGGGGACACAGGAAATTTATCCCTTGATGAATACACCATCTCAGGAGATGCTGATATCACAGTTAGATCAGGAAGCACAGAATTTTGGAAACTTGATTTAAAACCAGACACACGGGACGGTCAACAAAATACTATTTTAACTAGTGTTCTTCATGATAACGAGGGCGATATAGTTTCAATATCTGTACTTTATGATGAAAATTTTATAGAGATAGTTAAAATTGCATCTGATGGTGTGGTTTTATGGAAGAAAAAAATATTAGTTGATGGCCAGCCCATTGCCCAATTCACAATAGATAGCCAAAATAATATTTTTGTATCAGATTCAAATATAGGAAGCAATGATTTTAGTATTATAAAAATTAACGGGGCAAATGGAAATATTCTAGATCAAAAACTTTTCAATGGGTCGTATGATGGTGCAGCTGTTTCACTAGCAATTAATTCTGAAGATAACATAATAATTTCAGGATTTACTGATGACACTCTAGCAGAGGACCCGGATCTTTTGATCATGTTAATAGATGGCAGTGACCTGTCCCAAATATGGAATAGGGTATTAAGTAAGCCGGGCAATGACTACATTTTTACAACAAGAGTGGATCAAGATGATAATATTATATCGGTCGGAAGTTATCAAAGACTCACATCCCCTATAAAGAGTGAGATGATTGTTACAAAATACAATAAATATGGGGTATTCCAATGGGCTAAAACCATACAAATACCTGATACTTTTGGAGTACCTGGCTCAGAATCATTCGATGCTGCTGTTGATTTGGCTATAGATGCTATAGGAAATATATTTGTTGTGGGTAATTTTACAATAAAAGACAACGGTTATTATAACTATACAGCTGCGTTTCTTGTTTTTAAAATGGACTCTTCTGGAACTATAGAATGGGCAAGAAATATTTTTGGATATTGTGAGGATATGGTTACCGGTATTGCTCTTGATTCATCTGGAAATTTATATATTGCAGCTATAACTGCGGGTGAATCTACACCCGGTTTAATAATCTCTAAAACCGATTCATCAGGAAATATTCTATGGCAAAGAAACCTAATAGACCCTTCAGGTACTTGGACTTTTTCCAACCCTTACCAGGGAGTTATAGGAGGTTTAATTTCGGTTTATGAAGACAAAATAGCATTTGCAGGAAATTATATCAATTTTACATTGACATCAGACGGAGAGGCTCAAAGATCTTTTGTAGCTAGTCTTCCTACAGATGGTAGGGAAGTTAAATTGGGAGCTTATAAATTTTTAAAAAATAGGATACCTAGCAAATTTATAGTTTTAAATGAATCTAATATCTCCTTCTCAGATTGGTCTCAAGTTACAGTGGATGTTTCGGATGGTTCATACACCGCTACTGTTACAGATTCTTCTCTTTCAACAGAAATAGTAAGAACATCAACAAATGATTTGGTTGTTAACGGAAATGGAAACTTAGAGATTCCAATAGACTCTAATCTAAAATTGAAAAAAACTCAAATAGGATTTATTGAAACTTATGGCCAACCTTTAAACCTTAATGATATGATAGGATACCTAGCAGTTGTTACTGATATTGACGGAAATTCCTATACAATAGGCAAGGACTATGACTTTAACAACCCACTTACTATCACTAAAAAATTGGAAGGAAACGGAAATACAAGATGGAGAAATAATCTTAGATCAGGAAGCGGTGCAAGATTTACAGTTTCAGTAAGCGGGGGTAGTTATGTTTTAGATAGCATTGATTCTGTAGGTTCACATTATGAATTAGGCGAAAAAATCTTTATATCAGGGGATGTTCTAGGAGGATCCCAGCCAGACAATAACCTGACACTAGTTGTTACCGGACTTACTGGAGGTACTGGAGGTCAGGTAGGAGCAGCAGCAGTTTTTTCTGGCATAGCTGCTACCGGTGCATCTGGACCTTATACAAACGTTCAAGATTATTATGATTCAGTAAATACACAAGATGGAGGAGGAATTGCGATAGATCCAATAACTAAAAATCTTTGGATAGTTACAGCATTGTCGAGCATACAGGGAGATGACGATGATGTATATTGGAGTAAGTTAGGTCTATTTGAAATAAATTCAACTATAGGAACAATACTTTCTTCTAAAGAGATAATTGGAATAGGCGATCTTACACCAAGGGGTATTAAAGTTACATCTACTGGTAAACCTGTTATAGTTGGGCAGGTACAAAATCAATATCAAGAGTTTGGCCAATTAACACCACTAGCCGGATCAAGTGTTAGTAATATTGTGATCAATAAATCAGATATTACAGATTCTTCTCCCACCGTATATCCAGGAGATGGTATTATTGGGGATTGGTATATTTACGGAACAGATATTAATGTAAAAAGCATAATAACAGACGTGAACTATTACACCGGATTAACTGGGACAGGAGCTACAGGATCGGGGGCATCTTTTTCTATCATAGTTGATCCTATCTCAGGAGCGTATTCTGTAGATAATTACGATAATACGGGATTTGACTATGTAATAGGAGATAAAATAACTATCCTTGGAGAATTTTTAGGTGGATCAACTCCTGGTAATAATTTAGTACTTAACGTTGATGGGGTGGATTCAGGAAATTCAAATTCAATTACAAGTGTGACTGTTTATTCAGGAACAGGATCCACAGATAAGCTTAAATTAACAATAGATCAATCACCAGATTTTGATGGTGCTGGAACATGGTACATTAAAAAATCTCTGGGATCTGAAGCATTTATTTGGACACCTGATTGGGAAAAATCCATAGGTGGCCCTGGATCTTATGATAGATTCTATGATGTTGCAATTGATTCATCGAATAACATATATGCGGTGGGAAGAAAAACCATAGATAATAGTAATACCCAAGCTATGGTGGTTAAATTTAATTCAGCAGGGGTAATTCAATGGAGTAAAAATATTAACACGTTAGCTCCTTCCGCTCAGGAAGAAAGAGCAACTAGTGTGTGCATAGACAGTACGGGTAAAATTATAGTTGGATCCGTTGATGATTCTGATGCAGTTCTTACAAAGCTAGATAGTAGTGGAAACATATTGTGGCAAACCCACACTTCAGCGAGCAGCAATTATAATCCTGTGGTAGCAGTTGACACAGATGATAAGATAATAATGGCAGTAAACGCTTATGACGGTAATGATAATAGGATTTTTATTCTTAAATTTGACACTAACGGTGTCAATATCTGGAGAAGAAAAATTGTAGGAAAATATAATGATTACATAGGATTTGATGAGGGATTTACCTCAGGCTCATTAAGCATTGCTAATGGAAAATATAACATAGTTGGATCCACATATACACCAGCTGATTATAACACTAACACATTTTTTGCACAATTCCCTACTGATGGCACAGGACTAGGAACCCATGGATATTGGAGATACGAATCAACAGATTATATAGAATTTAGCCATCCGGAGATCGTTTCAGAGAACATAGAATTAACAGTGATTAACACAAGTTTATCGCAGTCTTCACCTACTGGATATTATATGGGAGATGGCTGGGAATGGTCTGAAAGTGTGTATAATGTCAATGAATCATATGGCGGCTCTATAGAATTCTCCGACGGAAGCACACAAGACAGAAGCGCAATAGATATCCCACAAAATATTATCACATATAGCTATACAATCACACCCGATGACAGAGGAAAACATCTATATGTAACTTATAATAGTGCAACAATATATGTTCCCTATAATGATTATTATGGTCCTTTCGGAGATTTAAGTTTTCCTGTAGGATCTGTAATAACTATAGTAAATAGATCAGGCGGTAATATTTATATCTACCCAGAGAATAATAATAATAATTATGCTGACATATACTGCGCAGGATCGCCTACTCAGAATAATGTTTGGTATTTAGAAAATTATGGGGTGGCAACATTGCTTAAAACAGGCTATAACGAATGGATGTTAAGCGGTGCAACTATAGGGGATGATGATTAATAAAATAAATCTATAAAAAATGTCAGGAATAAGAATTAGTAATTTACCACTAGCAACATCAGTGAATCAGGGCGATTCCGTAATAGGGGTTGTTGGCGATATTACTTCAAGAATTGACGTGTTATCTATTTTAAGTACTTCAGGTACTTCAGGTACGTCAGGAGCAGCAGGAACTAGTGGTGTAAATGGAAGAGGAGGAGCTTCTGGATCTTCTGGAACATCAGGAGAAACATACGGAACATCAGGATCTTCGGGATCTTCAGGGACATCAGGAGAAAACGGCTCTTCTGGTTCATCAGGCGAATCGGGATCATCTGGCTCTTCTGGCTCTTCTGGCTCTTCCGGTTCATCAGGCGAATCAGGATCATCTGGATCTTCTGGCTCATCAGGTGAATCTGGATCATCTGGAACATCGGGGGAAACTAACGGAACATCTGGATCTTCGGGGTCCTCAGGAGAATCAGGATCTTCCGGGTCATCGGGTGAATCTGGATCTTCAGGATCTTCTGGTGAAACTGGATCTTCAGGATCTTCAGGTGAAACTGGATCTTCTGGGTCATCGGGTGAAACTGGATCTTCAGGATCCTCAGGTGAATCTGGATCTTCAGGTGAATCTGGATCTTCAGGATCCTCAGGTGAATCCGGGACATCAGGCATAAGCGGGGTTAACGGAATTTCTGGTACATCAGGATCATCTGGATCCTCAGGTGAATCTGGATCTTCTGGGTCTTCTGGTGAATCTGGATCTTCTGGGACTTCAGGTGAAACTAACGGATCTTCTGGATCTTCAGGTGAATCAGGGTCTTCCGGATCTTCTGGCGAATCTGGATCTTCTGGATCTTCAGGTGAATCAGGATCTTCTGGATCTTCAGGTGAATCAGGGTCTTCCGGATCTTCTGGCGAATCTGGATCTTCTGGATCTTCAGGTGAATCTGGATCTTCTGGATCTTCAGGAGAAACCGGATCTTCCGGTACAAGCGGCACAAATTCAGGATCAACATTTAATATAACGACTATAACATCCTCATATACTCTATCATCAAACGAAGATATTATTTTATGTGATCCATCAGGGACAGGTATGATAGTTACCTTACCTACGGCTTCTGGTATTGCAGGTAAAATATATTGGGTTAAAAATGTTACAACAGCAGATGGAAGAAATATTACGGTAAATACTACTGGATCTGAAACTATTGACGGAAATGCTAGCATAACTGTAGGTCCAATGAGCACAGCATTTGGTACATCTTATACATTGGCAAGTAACGGAACAAATTGGTTTATATTATCACAGCACTAATACCATTAAATCCCCTTATCAAAGGGAAATATATAATATATAAAAATAGCTAGGCCCTATATGAAAGGAAATTTTTTAAGAGTAGATATATATACAATAAAATAAAAATCCCATAAAATGGAGAATATCAATTTTGACGAGAGTCTATCTCAAATTAGATTAGAAAAAGCGAAAGCTGCTGCTAATACACTTAATGAAACGTGGAACGGGTCATTTTCTAACAATAATGCAGGATCCTATGTAGATGGTGTGAGGAAAGAAATTAACGAAGGATCATCTGTTGAAATAAAAAGAAATACATCTTCTTTTTCCGTAGGTGTGTTGGAAACTGCAATAGCTTTAGGTAACACAGCATTTTCAGAACTTCCTGAAGGAAAGATTCTAACACAGAAATACATCAATGCTGCAACAGTTAAAGGTATTTCAGAGGCTTTCTTAATTGAGGGTATGATGCAGGAATTGGAAGGATATTCATGGGAAAATAATGCTAAGGCATCTTTAAATAACCTAAAAAAGACTTACGAAAGTAATAGAGCTGTAATTGAGGTAGCTAAAGCAATTGAAGAAATTAATAGATCTGGTGGTAAAGACCTTTTCTCATCTATTACAGAATCTATGAGAAATTGGATTTCTACACCAAATAGAATTACAGAATCACTGGTAAAAGATTTAAGAAAATGGATATTTAATTCAACTGTTAAAAAATTGGTTGAGAATTTATCAATTATTGAAAGTGGTAAAGGAAATAGTTTTTCTATTAATGTAAATTCAGACAATTGTGAAGTTAAAAAATTAATTGCTCCTGCTTTAGTTTTTGAAAAGGTTTCAATATTTGTAGCATCTAATAGATTTTTTAAATCTAATAATGGAAAAGTTTCTATTTTAGAAAGACATCAGGCAGCAGAGCTTCCTGGTAAATTTCTAAATGCTGTTATGCAATTAAGCGATCCTAGTGTTAAGATAAACGAAAATGGTGTAGATTATTACATAGGTAAGAATAAATTGTCTATCGTATTTGAAAGCCTAACTGGTCTAAAAACAGTTTATTATAACGGAAAAAGAATATCGAACGAAAAAATAGGATTTACTCTTTCAATGGAATTAAGAAATTCATTCCAATCATCTCCAGAAACAGTGAACAAAGCTTTATCCCTAGTTGAATCTGTTGATTATTTAACAGAAATCGATTTTGGTAAAAAGATAGTTTCTAGAATATACGAAGGCGTAGAAGCAAACATTTTCAAATTGGAAAATAAAGTTTATGTTCATAGAGTTAATCCATCTATGAGAAAAAACGAATTATTCGAAGGAAATGGTAATCAAGCAGTAAATCTGGTTAAAGAATTCTTAGGATTTGATATTTCAGAATCTATGATAGATCTTCTTGAAAATGAAGATAAATTATTAGTGATAATGAAAAATGATAAAGCTGAGATTAATAATAATTTATCATTGGTTGAATCTGAAATGAATAAGATTTCTAAAGCTATTGAACAAAATCCAGAACTAAGTGAATCTATAGAAATACAAGAAGCCCAAGAAATTCTAAAAATCGAAGCTTCTAATCTAAAAAATAAATGGAATCAAATCAATGTTGAAATTGAAAGATTAGAAAAAGGATATAAAAAATCTGTTGTTAATGAAAGCGAAGGATATGCAATCAATACAGACGTTAAAATTAAGAGAAACGGCGAAACTGGAAAAGTAGTAGGCGTTAATGGAAATTCTAAAACATACACTGTTATGTTTGAAAATGGGAAAACTGGTGAATTTTTCTTCAGTGATGTTATGGATATGGGAGAAGAAATTGAGAATATGGATTTAGAAACATATTCTGATATAGACGAAGATGATGAAGCATTCGAGGCTTTAAATCAAAATTTTGCTAAAGCACCAGGAAAAAGTGGAGGTAAAAAAGGCAAAAAGTTTATTCAAAATTTAAATGATGCAAATTTTGCTAAAGCACCAGGGGGTAAAGCTTCCGGATCTCCAAAGGATATACAAAATTTAAGCAATCATAATCTTGCAAAATTACCAAAAGGAGGAAGCAGAAATGCAGAAACAAAAGGAATGGGTAAATTTAGACTTGCAACATTGCCTAAAAAAGGATCTAAAATGGATCACGGCGGAAAAACAATGAAGCCTGAGAATGCTGCGGTAGCACCTGGACATTCAGCAAAATCTGGTTCAAAATTTATTGAAAATTTAAAACATGCAAATCTTGCTGAATCACAAGTTAATAAGAATATAGAGAAAGCACCTAAAGGTAAATCTATAAAGTCTAAAAAATTCATTGAGAATACGGATCATGCAGAATTAGCAAAAGCGCCAGGGAATCACAAGAAGAATGGTAAAAAAGATCACGAGGCATTAAATAGAGCAAATCTTGCTACAGCGCCTAAGACAAAAAAAAAGTAAAATCAATTACTGAAAATATGGAAGAGTTCGGTACCGAAAATGTAGGGGCCGAACTCTTATCATTTAAGGACTCTTTGGTAAAAACAATAGGAAGATTAAAGGAATTAGAAACAACTAGCCGCTCTAATAGTAAGATAGGATTAGAGACTATAAGAAACTCCATAGAGGATCTTGTAAAACTTGACGGGGAAATAGATAACCAAATTCAATCCCTAGAAAATAATTTTATAGAACCATAATGGAGTATGTAAAAAACAAAGAACTAAAAAGAGCTCTTCTTGAATCCAAGGAGAGCGGTAAATTAACAGCAGAAACTGTTAAAATGTTTACATTAATTGTAAACGGTCTTTCTAAAACAAAATCCTATAGAGACATAGAAGACAAAGAAGATTGCATTGCTTTTGGTATGGAGGATTTAATTAAATACTGGAACAGATTTGATCCAGCAAAATCTGATAACCCCTTTGCTTTTATATCACAAATAGCTAAAAACGGTATGCAAAAAGGATGGAAGAAAATCCATTCAACCAGATCAATAAAGGCAATTCCTTTTTCTAGAATCACTAACGACGACAATAAGAATTACAACGTCTAATCATAAAATAATATTAGACCTCTGTGAAAAGCATAAAAAATCTTAGACCCAATAAAAACTCAAAATTCTCACAGGGGGTTTATAAGATAGAGAATCCGGAAAAATACATAGGCGATATACACAATATAATATACAGATCATCCTGGGAATTTAAATTTTGTAAGTATTGTGATCTAAATCCAAATATTATAAAATGGGCATCAGAACCATTTCCGATAGAATTTTGGAATCCAGTAGATAAAAAATCTCACAAATACAATCCAGACTATTATATAAAGGTTAAAAAAACAGATGGCACAGAGGAAGGGTGGATTATAGAGATTAAGCCATCTAGTCAATATCAGCTCGAAAAAAAGCCAGTGTTAAAAGGAAATCCCACAGAGAAAAAAATCAGAAGCTATAACCATCAAATGGAAACATGGATAGTTAATAGAGCAAAATTTGATGCTGCTATGAGATATGCTAGTGCTAATGGATATAAATTTGGAGCAATAGATGAAAATTTTATTTTTAAATAATGGACTTTAAAAGAGAATTAAGAGACGCAATAGAAAAAGCAGGAAGCCCTGGTAAATTATCAGAGGAAAGCTTTTTAAATTATAGTAATAATTATGCTGTATTAAAATCATCAGACTCTGTTAAAAATCTAATACAGGGAAAAATTTATACATTTTACTATGATTCTGTTTTAGTCAAGGAGAAAAATTACATAAATAGAAGACCTGTAGTATTTTTAGAGGGAAAAGAGATAACACCTGAAAAAAGTATAATTAAAGGAATAGATTTAATCCTTTTAACCCCCAGAGATAAAACTAATTTTTTCATACGTCTCCACCGATTTTTTGGTAAAATAATGGAGCAAAATGAAAAGAAAGATGTTTCATCACAGATGCCTTTAATGTTTGATAGATCTATTTTAGAAACTTTAATGGGGGGTGACAAGTATAAACATGCATATAAGGGTTATAAATTGGAAAAAATAAAAGGACTTAGAGAGATACCAAGAGAGGAATGGAAATATTTAGTTTATTTAGACACTAAATCTTTAGAGGGGGCTAATCTTAGTGATATATACAATAAATACGGATAATGGCTGGATTTTTAGGTGGTGATAATGGAGTAAATCCATTTTTTAATGCGATATTAAACAATTTAAGGAAGATAGGATCCTTTGGGATGAGCTATGGAGACATGGTTGTTAAAAATTCCCAGGCTATAGGAACAACAGAAAGTCTTTTCTTAGACAAAGGTGGGATTATAGATGAGAATTTTTCTTATTCACTGAAAAAAGCGGATACAACATCCAAACAATATATTGCTTATTTTGATAAGGATTTTAATAATAAGAAGGTTTATCTTAGACAATTTGCTTTAAATCCTGAAATAGAGTATATTTTAGATACAGTTTGTGACGAAGCTATAGTTTATGATGACAAAAACTTTTTTGGATATTTTGTAAATAGCGATATCAGAGGGATTGGTGAAGAGAAGGAGCAAAAAATACACCAAAGATATAAAGAGATCTATAATTTATTTGGATTTAATGAAGGCATATCTGCTTGGCACTTCTTTAGACAATTCTTGGTAGATGGTATTTTATCATTTGAAATAATTTTTGATACTAAGGGAAAACAAATTATAGGATTTAAAGAATTAGATCCAGGATCTTTATTGCCCTCTGTGGAAAAACAATTGGACGGAAGCTTTGTTGAATGCTGGATTCAATACCCAGATAATCCTGCAATGACTAGAAAGCTATATGATTCTCAAATTCTTTATATTTCTTATGCTAAGGGTAATACTATTACCAGATTAAGCTATGTGGAAAGATTGGTTAGATCATTTAACCTTTTGAGAATCATGGAGCACACAAGAATTATTTGGAACGTAATGAATTCATCATACAGGATGACAATGACTGTTCCTATAGGTACTAAATCACCACAAAAAGCTAAGCAGTCATTAGCAGAGCTTATGAGTATCTATAAAGAGGACATAAGATTAGATAGCGATAGTGGGGAGCTTCTTGTAAACGGAAGACCAAATATTCAGTTTTACAAAAATTACCTCATGCCTTCTACACCAAATGGTACGCCGGATATTACGCCATTAGCAGGCAGTGGAGATGCCACACCATTTAGCGATCTAAAAGCATTATCATATTTTGCAGATAAACTTAAATTAGATTCTAAAATACCATATTCTAGATTTGATAGAGAGGACAGGGGAACAATGGGAACATACTCTGGTAATGCAGAAGGTCTAGATCAGGAAGAAATTAGATTCTTTAAATTTATAACAAGATTAAGATCTATATTTCAAGATATATTATTAAAGCCTCTATGGATACAATTTTCTTTAGATAATCCTGATCTTCAAAAAGACTTCATGATTAAAAGTCAATTTGGATTGGATTATGTAAAAGACAACTCTTTTGCTGAAGTTCGATATATGGAGATTTTAAATGCTAGGAAGGATCAAGTAAATAAAATTGCAGGATTACAAAATTCAGAGGGAAAACCTTATTTTTCTTTAAAATATGTTTTAGACAAATATTTAGGAATGACTGATGATGATAAAGAGGCAAACAGAAAGGCCAAAGAAAAAGCTGCAAAGAGGAAGGAAGAAGCAGAAAAGAAAGAGGCTGAAGAAAAAGAAGGAGAAGGCGGAGGTGAGGAAAAAGAAGGAGAATCATTTACACTTTAAGATATGGCAGGATTTATAGATAATTTTTCACAGAAAAATCCCAGCTTCGGGAGAATACTTAGAACAGTAAGTAAGATAGGAAGCTTTGGTATGGAGTATAAGGACCTTGTTGTGAAAAATTCACAAGCTATAGGAGTTTCCGAAGCCATGATGAGACAAAGACTATCTATTGGTGATTCTGACGAGGATTTTATATTTGCTCTTGCTGCACAAGATACTTCAAATAGAAAATACATAGCATATTTTGATAAAGACTATCCATTTAAAAGAGAATTTTTAAGAAGATTTGCAATTAATGCTGAGATAGAATGGATACTTGATATCCTTGCAGACGAGGCAATAGTTTATGATGATAAAAACTTTTGTTGTAATTTATCGTTAGTCAATATGGATCTAACCGATGAAATGGTGGAAAAACTTAGGGAAAGGTACAGACAGATCTATATTGCACATGGCTTTAATAATGGTATTTCTGCATGGCAATATTTTAGACAATTTTTAATAGATGGATTTTTATCTTTTGAAATAGTTTATTCTGACAGCGGTAAAGAAATTGTTGGATTTAAAGAAATAGATCCTGTATCATTAACACCCTCTATAGAAAAGAATTTAGGTGGACAATCAGTTCAGATATGGTATCAATACTATGGCGATAGCACCAAAGAGAGAAAATTGTATGATTCACAAGTAGTCTATATTTCATTCTCTAAGGGAAATGCAACTAGTAGAACTAGTTATTGCGAAAGATTAATTCGTTCTCATAATTTACTAAAAATTATGGAACACACTAGAATTATCTGGAATGTGATGAATGCATCTTTTAGAATTAAAATGACAGTTCCTGTGGGAACAAGATCACCTCAAAAGGCAAAAGAAACTCTAGGTGAGCTAATGAGCATGTATAAGGAAGATGTAAAGCTTAATACAGATTCTGGTGAATTAAGTATTAACGGTAGACCTAATCTTCAATTCTATAAAAACTATCTTTTCCCATCTCAAGGTGGTGATGTTCCTAAAGTTGAAACCCTTAACTCTGCAGGGCCCAATCTGAATATAATTGATGCTGTTGTTTATTTCTTTAATAAATTAAAGGCAGATTCTAAAATACCATTTAACAGATTTGCTGCAAGATCAGGTGGAACTGTTGGCACTTATAAAATAGGTGCAGAATCTGCTGAAAGAGATGAAATAAGATACAACAAATTTATTAATAGAATAAGATCTGTTTATCAAGAAATACTTCTTAAGCCTCTTTGGATACAAATGACCCTAGATTTTCCTGAATTGAACAATGATCCAGTTTTTAGATCTCAACTTGGTTTGAAATTTAATTCTGATAATCAATTTGGTGAATCAAAAGAAATAGAGCAGTTAACTAAAAAAATAGATTTTATCGCTGCTTTATCTGAAATTAAAGAGAAAATTGGTGAAGAGGAAGTTCCATACTTTGACCAGGATTTTTTAATAGATAAATTTTTGGGTCTAACTAACGAGGATCGTAGGGTAAACGAGATATACAAGAAAAAAGAGGAAGAGGAAGCCGAAAAAGCAGGAAAAGAAGCACCAGAGGCCGCTGCTGCGGAAGGTGGTTCATCCGATTCATCCGCTACAGAGGCTCCAGCTACAGAAGCACCGGCAACAGAAGCACCAGCTACAGAGGCTCCGGCAACAGAAGCACCCGCTACAGAGGCTTAATCATTTTTGAAACATTTTTTTATCCCGAAATGCTACTGTATATTTGATGCCTAAACTATCAAACATGCATAAAGAACTAGGACTTTTATTGGAAATTGAAAATTCCACAGGCGAAGGATCACAAAAGAAAAAACAAGAATTGATTGCACAGAACTTAACTCCCGAATTGGAGTATATTCTTGCAATATGTTTTGATCCTTTTATTACAACTAAATTACATAAACTAGAATTTGAAGACAACAAAGAATGGGTAAATGTTAATTTATTTCCCGATTTTAAACATTTATGCGAGGAGCTTAAAAATGCACCTGCAATTAATGATAATTTAAGAGCTAAGGCTAGACTTTTAGTTGAAAGAAGTGGTTTTGATTTAGAAGTTAAAAAGGTGCTTGCTAAAGTGCTTACAAAGCGTATGAACATAGGTATAGGTGCCAAATTGATTAATAAGGCAGTCAAAAAGGAGCTTATCCCTGATCCTAGTTTAATGCTTGCGGAGGATGATCATAAAGTCCTCGATAAATGGGATTCTATAGTATGTGAAGAGAAATACGATGGCGTTAGAGTTATTTGCATAATAGAGAATAGAATACCTAAATTTTACACTAGGGCATTTAATGAATTAGACACTAAATATCTTCGAAAAATTGCGGATCAGTTATTGGATTTATCCGGGGAATTGGATGGAATATTTTTCGATGGCGAATTAACTGATTTCGATCGTAAAAGTGTAAGTGGAAAGGTAACACAGATTATGAAAGGATCACCTAAAGAATCTATAGGGGATGACTTATTATTTAATATTTTTGATACTGATCCTTCAGAGGTAATTAAAAAAGGCAAGGGTTCAAATGATTATAGGATTAGAAGAGGAATATTAGAATCATTATTTGGAGGAAAAGAATTTCAAAATATAAAATTAGCAACTAAATGGGAGGCAAAAACAAAAGATGAACTAATGCCCATATATGAACAAATAGTTGCTAATGGGGGTGAAGGAGTTATTATGAAAGATCCCTTACATGTCTATGAATGTAAAAGATCTAAAAATTGGATTAAATTTAAAGAGGTTGAAGATTGCGATTTAGAAATAGTTGGCTGGTATCCAGGTGAAGGTAAAAGAGAGGGATTTATTGGAGGGTTTATTTGTAAAGATTTATCAGGAGAATATAACGTTAAGGTTGGTTCAGGATTTACTGAACAAGATTTAATTAATTTATCAAGTGATCCTGATTCTCATACAGGTAAAATCGTAACAATCCAATATAATGTTCCTATAGAAGATAAGAAAGGGTTTAAATCTCTCTTTTTACCCCGATTTATAGAAGTAAGAAGTGACAAAACACAAGCAGAAAATTTAGTAACTAGATTCAATAAGAAAAAATGATTGATACACTTTTAACAGAAAAATTAAGGCCTAAGGAATTAAAGCATATGATTCTTCCACAGAGAATTAAAGATGCATTTGAAAATGGTCTGCAACAAAATGTTTTATTGACTGGATCTCCTGGATCGGGTAAAACATCATTGGCTAAAATTTTATCCAACGATTCACCTAGACTTTTTATCAACGTTTCTGATGAAAGTTCAGTAGACACTGTTAGAGATAAAATTACAGGATTCTGTTCTACGATCTCTATTATGAATGAAGAGAACTCAATGAAGATTGTGGTTCTGGATGAGTTTGACGGAGCATCAGATCAGTTCTATAAAGCTCTTAGAGGAACAATGGAAAAGTTCACTAAGAATACCAGATTTATAGCAACCTGCAATTGGATTAATAAAGTTCCAGATCCAATGAAAAGTAGATTTGAAGTTTTTGTATTTGATCCGGTAAATAAAGAGGAAGAAATAGAACTAAAAGATCAATGGAGATCAAGAATAACACTTATTCTTTCCAAATTGGGAATTTTAATAGATCAGAAAGGATTGGATTCATTTGTGAAGAAGTATTATCCAGATATGAGATCTGCACTTAATTGCGTTCAAAGATGGCAGATACAAGGTATATCAGAAATTACAGAACAGAAAGTATCTGAATCTTCTTGGGATTACGAGGAGATTTATAAAATGCTTTTTGAAAAACTAGATCCCATTAAAAGTTACCAGCTTATAGTCGGTCAATATTCTAATTCCGTTACAGAGGTAATGGAAGCTATGGGTAGAGAGTTTATTGACTGGATTCAAGAAAATCATCCCGCAAAATCTGGAATTATTCCTGCTGTGATGATACTAATTGCACAACACCAAGCACAGCGAACCCAGGTAATTGATTCTGTGGTATCGTTATTATCTTTATTTTATTCCATTCAAAAATTAACTCAATAATGGCTTTTAAAGAAAGTAAAATAATTCTAGTTGGTCCGGGAGGATCTGGAAAGGATTTCATGAGAAAAAAATTCGAGCAAAGAGGATTTAAATATTGTGTGTCTTATACTAGCCGTCCTAAAAGAAAGGGGGAGAAAGAGGGCAAAGATTATTATTTTGTGGATGATACTTTCTTTAAAAATAATGTGCATAAGTTTTATGAGATTCACGATTTTAATGGATGGTCATATGGAAGAACAATAGTTGATTTTGAAAAATCAAGTCTTCTTATTATGACACCATCCGGAATAAAAAATATTAAACCAGATCATAGAAAAAAGTGTTTTATCGTTTACTTAAATCCAGACAGAGAAATAAGAAGGGAAAGATTATCAGAAAGAAACGATGCAGATTCAGCAGAAAGAAGATTAATAGCGGATGATGAGGACTTTTTTGAGTTTATTGACTATGATGTAATGATAAAAAATGAAGACTTTTAAATAAATTTAATATGGTATCAGTTGTAATTGACGGCAATTATCTTTTTTACAAGACATTTTCTATATTCTCAAGCTATGGTTCTAAACAGCCAGGAGATGTATTAGGAAATGAACAGGATAGAAGTGTTTTTATGAGGAAAATCATAACAGATATTTGCTATGCTTTAAATCAGCTTCCTGTTAATGGACATGTAGTATTTTGCAAGGATTCTAGATCATGGAGAAAAGACCTAAAAATAGAAAGGGTAGATTATAAGGGCGACAGAGAAAAAGACGAAAAAGTTGATTGGGGATGTTTTTTTGATCTCATGGATGAATTTGGAAAATTTCTAGAATTGAACGGGTATATTTACTCCTCTGTTAAAGGAGCAGAAGGTGATGATCTACTTTGGTTCTGGAATAAAAAACTTAGAGAATCTGGACATAATGTGGTTATTTTTTCTGGTGATAAAGATAGTCATCAGTTGATCGATGAAGAAAATGGTATTTGGACTATCTGCTGGAATGGTAATTCTAAAAATAATAAAATATTTTGTCCACCTAACTGGAATGAAAACTATTTAAATAAAGAAGAAGATATTTCTATTTTTAATCTTGACATGTCTAATGACGGAGAAAAAGATAAAATGAAAATACTAACAGCTTCTGCAACATTAGAAAAAACAGATCCTGAAAGAATAATTTTTGAAAAAATACTAACAGGTGATAAGGGTGATGCTGTGCCCTCAGTTTTTGCATACGAAAAGACACCAGGAAAGATTTTTAAGGTAACGCCTACTAAAGCAGTTTCAATCTATGAAAGTTTTAAACAATCAGGATGGAATAAATCAGGCTTACAAGATATTTGGAAAGATGATGAATTTAGAGACTGGATTTCAGGATATGTTCTAAGAGCAATGAACTACACTGATAATTCAGATAACAGAAAAATTGTTGCTAAAAACTACGAGGAAAATGCACAATTAGTTTGGCTATCCGATCAAGTTATTCCCGAAAGCGTATTAGCAGGGATGGAATATGAATATTCACAAACAAACATGGAGATAAGAGGATTGTTATTAGATAGAAAAAACATGATTGGAAGATCTAAATGGGATTCACACGAAGCTCCCTCTGCATTTGATCCTTTTAAAAATTATAGATAATGGAGTTATTCGATATTCTTAAGGCTTTTTTTGATGATAAAAAATGGGAAGAAGTTTCTAATCATGATAAAGCTAGAAATTATTTCATGATCAACAGGATTATGAGTATAGCATCCCCCCTTCATGCAAATGCATTCAATCATACTAAGATAGATCCTGCTTCTGTTGTGGATTATTGGAGAGAAACACTAAATAAAAAGTATTCATCCGCTCCTGGATGGTTCTTTACATCAACAAATAAGAAAGAAAAATCTAAAAAATACTTCCCTTCTGAAGAGGTCTTGCTCTTTGTTAGAGATAAATATGAGGTCTCTACAAGAGAAATAAAAGAACTTCTAGGTTATTACCCCTCTGATTTTAAAAAATTCTGCGAATCCATAGAGGATCTTATATCTTAGGTGCTAATTATTTCCGTAGATATATAACTAAAGTATCTATACGAAATGACAGAATTAACCGATTTAAACTTACAGCCATTAGGATTTAATTATGATGCATTAAGGATTAACCAAAATTTTAAGCAAGTAAAAGACGCTATAGATCTTTTACAAACAACCTTTGGTATAACTATACAAATTCCAGGTTTTGATGCTCAGAGTTCTAAATTCACGTTAAATTCAATCAGAGGCAATACAATTACACTGCCATCAGCAGGTGCTGTTTCTATAGGATTGGATGGAAACAGTGGTGGAATCACAGGTGCATCAATTAATGTAACTAATAATGCATATGTAGGCGGAGATCTAGATTTATATAACAAAAATGCAACAGGTGGTAGGGTAAGATTTAGAATTGATCGAAACACAGAAATAACTAAGCCTCCTATTGTTGGACAGGTAAGATTCCTTGGTAATGTCTTTCAGGGGTATGTTTATGTTGGTGAAACATCATCTAGTTTTTCTTTCACTATTAATTCTGGATTTCCAGGAGGTACTATTTCAATATCTCTAGATGGCACTCTATTAACAACAACAACTTGGCAGGGTGCTGCATATCTCACAGCTCAAAAAGTGGTTGAAGATATTCTAGCTTTAACCGACTCCACAATCAAGGCAAGTTCTAATATTAATACGGTAACAATAGAATCCATTTCAGGATATGCTGAAACGTATAATGGATCAACTATTGATATTACAACGTCAGGAATAACTCCATCTGTTTCAACAGGAACAATGAGTGGCGGTGTAAATGGTGTGACCCAATGGGTAGATTTCTGGGGAAATGGTGCTATGGGAGCTCAAGGTGCTCCTGGATCTCCAGGGGGAGCACAAGGACCAGCGGGAGACTCTGGATCATCAGGAACTTCGGGGGGTAAAGGCACATCAGGAACTTCAGGAGCGCAAGGATCTGTAGGATCTTCGGGAACTTCAGGAGGGGGAGGAGCTCAAGGTGCTATTGGTGACCAGGGGGTAAAAGGAGATAAAGGTGCTCAAGGAGCTGGTGGATCAAATGGGACTTCTGGATCTTCTGGTAATGGCACTGCAGGTTCATCAGGAACAGCAGGTGCAAGAGGAGCTCAGGGTGATACAGGATCAGCAGGTACATCTGGATCTTCTGGAGCGTCAGGAAGTTCAGGATCATCTGGAACAGCTGGCGCAAGGGGAGCTCAGGGTGAGAGAGGAACACATGGTACTTCAGGATATAGTGGAACATCAGGGGAATCTGGAACCTCAGGATCATCAGGATCTTCAGGACTAGACGGAGGTAGATATAAGGCTGATGGAAATGCATTTGATCCAACATTTAGCACCTTTATAACATTAGATCTATCCACTCTTGCAATAGATACAAATATTTATATTCTTTGTTATAAATCAGGAACATTAACAATAGACACTGGTCTTTCCTATACTGTTGGACAAAGTGCGGTTGTTGCTATAGATGGAAATAATTATTTCGTAGGAACAGTACAGGATTTTGAACAGTCTACAGGAAGAATAAACATTCAAGTTAAGCTTGTAAGCGGCGCAGGAAATATCAATTTTGGCCAAACTCTTTTATTAAATGTTTCAGGACCAGCAGGAACTTCTGGTACATCAGGATCAGCAGGGACAGCAGGAATTTCAGGTACATCCGGATCAGCAGGAACTAGTGGATCAAGTGGAAGTACAGGATCTTCAGGAACATCAGGTGCACAAGGAGCAGTAGGACCTCAAGGACCTGCTTCGGGTAGTTCAGGTACGTCAGGAACGGGTGCACAAGGATTTGATGGAAATCCAGGTAGCTCTGGTACATCAGGAACAGGTACACCAGGTACATCAGGAACATCTGGTATAACACCAAACACGTCAAAATATGCTTTTGGAGGTTCTACAACAACAACATCTGGACCACCCTCAGGAAAATTCTATTCAAATTCATCGGATCTTTTTAATTCAACAGTATTACAAATAAGTGTAGTTGATTTAAATTCCATTCCAAAGGGTGGATTTTTACAAAAGATTGGATCTGGGTCTATTTTACATCTATTTTATGGTAATATCGAAAACATATATCAATTAGATTCTACACCTGTTATTTCATCAAATACTAATTATTACACATTTAATGTTACACTTCTTGCAGGAAATACTCTTTCACCTGCTGTTGATGATCTGTACAATATTACATTTGATGTTGTTGGCTTAGCTGGTACTGCAGGAGGATCTGGCTCACAGGGAGCAACTGGATCTACTGGTGCTCAAGGAGCAGTAGGTGCTCAGGGATCAGGAGGAACAGGTTCTTCAGGAACATCCGGTGCACAAGGTCCACAGGGACCACAGGGTGCGCAAGGATCAGGAGGAACAGGATCTTCAGGAACATCTGGTGCACAAGGAGGAACAGGATCATCAGGAACATCAGGTGCACAAGGAGGAACAGGATCATCAGGAACATCAGGAGCACAAGGTCCGCAAGGACTGCAAGGAGCTCAGGGATCAGGAGGAACAGGTTCTTCTGGAACATCAGGAGAAGGTGGATCTTCAGGAACCTCTGGATCTTCGGGAACAAGCGGATCATCAGGAACATCTGGATCTTCAGGAACTGGAGGATCTTCAGGAACATCTGGATCTCACGGAACATCAGGATCTTCAGGAGCAGCAGGTGCTCAGGGCGGAACGGGATCTTCTGGAACATCAGGAGCACAGGGAGGGACAGGATCTTCAGGAACATCAGGTGCAGCAGGAGCTCAAGGAGCAGCAGGAGCCCAAGGATCGGGGGGAACAGGCTCTTCTGGAACATCCGGTGCACAAGGTCCACAGGGACTGCAGGGTGCTCAGGGATCAGGAGGAACAGGTTCTTCAGGAACATCTGGTGCTCAAGGAGGAACAGGTTCTTCAGGAACATCAGGTGCAGCAGGAGCTCAAGGAGCAGTAGGTGCTCAAGGATCAGGAGGAACAGGCTCTTCTGGAACATCAGGAGGTGCAGGATCTTCAGGAACATCTGGCGCTGTTGGATCTTCTGGAACATCAGGTGGTGCTGGATCATCTGGTACTTCTGGATCTACAGGAACATCAGGATCTTCAGGATCTACGGGAACATCAGGATCTTCAGGATCTACGGGAACATCAGGATCTACAGGAACATCTGGATCTTCTGGAACATCAGGTGGTGCTGGATCATCTGGTACTTCTGGATCTTCGGGAACATCGGGATCTTCAGGAACATCAGGAAGTACAGGATCTTCTGGAACATCGGGGAGTACAGGATCTTCAGGAACATCTGGATCTTCAGGAACATCTGGATCTACAGGAACATCCGGATCATCTGGTACTTCTGGATCTACAGGAACATCAGGATCTTCAGGATCTACAGGAACATCAGGATCTACTGGAACATCAGGGTCTTCTGGATCCATGGGTACTTCTGGATCATCAGGTCAATCCCCCCAATATTATGCTAATGCTACCACTGCTACTCTTGTTGACGTAGCAACCGCTACTGTTATAAATTTAACCAGTGTGACCCCTGCAATTGCAGGAACATTCTTAGGATACAGCTTAAATCAAAGCGTTATTGTGTCATCAACAACAGCGGGTAGTTACTTAATAGGAACTATTTCTACACCTTATAACTTAGGTGCACAGACAATGAGTGTAACTGTGACGGATAGGTTAGGATCAGGTTCATATACCACATGGCTAGTTAATCTAAATGGTGCTTCGGGTGGTGACGGTTCTTCTGGTACATCAGGCGCTGTTGGATCTTCGGGAACATCAGGTGCTGTTGGATCTTCTGGAACATCAGGATCTTCAGGAACAAGGGGATCTTCTGGTACATCAGGATCTTCTGGTACATCAGGGTCTACAGGTACATCAGGTTCTACAGGTACATCAGGTTCTACAGGTACATCAGGGTCTTCTGGAACATCAGGTGGTGCAGGATCTTCTGGAACATCAGGTGGTGCAGGATCTTCTGGAACATCAGGTGGTGCAGGATCTTCTGGAACATCAGGATCCTCAGGAACATCAGGATCCTCAGGAACATCAGGATCTTCTGGAACAAGGGGATCTTCTGGAACTTCAGGATCTACAGGAACATCAGGAGCTGATGGATCATCTGGAACATCAGGAGTTAATGGATCATCTGGCACATCAGGTTCTTCAGGAACATCTGGATCAACAGGAACATCAGGATCTTCTGGAACAAGGGGATCTTCAGGAACTTCAGGATCTACAGGAACATCAGGAAATGATGGATCATCGGGAACATCAGGTTCTAACGGGTCTTCTGGCTCAACTGGTTCATCGGGATCTTCAGGAACATCAGGAGCTCAAGGATTCACAGGAGGTACAGGACCTCAAGGATTTTCTGGATCTTCAGGAACATCGGGATCTTCAGGATCTTCAGGGACATCAGGATCTCACGGTACATCTGGATCTTCTGGAACATCTGGATCTTCTGGAACATCTGGATCTTCTGGAACAAGGGGTTCTTCTGGAACATCGGGATCTTCTGGATCTACAGGAACATCAGGAGCTGATGGATCTTCTGGAACATCAGGATCTACAGGAACATCAGGATCTTCAGGTACTTCAGGATCTGCTGGTACGTCTGGATCCTCAGGTACTTCAGGATCATCTGGAACAAGAGGATCTTCTGGAACATCGGGATCTACAGGTACATCAGGTACTTCTGGACAATCCCCACAATACCTAGCTAATGCAAATAGTACAGCTATTAACTTAGCAACAGTTGTCATACCTTTTACGATAGCTTTAACAGGGGTAATACCCCAGATAGCTGGAACGGTATTAGCTTATAGCGTAAATCAAAGCGTTCTGATTTCATCAGGAACCGCAGGCAATTATTTAATAGGATTAGTATCAGTAGCTTATGATTCTGTAGCTCAGACAATGAGCGTACTTGTAAATGATAAAGCAGGTACATTAACAAATGTTACGTCATGGACTGTAAATCTAAACGGTGCTTCTGGAGGTGACGGATCCTCAGGATCAGCTGGTACATCAGGAGCTCAGGGTGCTACAGGATCTTCAGGAACCTCAGGATCTTCAGGAACCTCAGGATCTTCAGGAACAAGAGGATCTTCAGGTACCTCAGGATCTTCAGGTACCTCAGGATCTTCAGGAACATCAGGATCTACAGGCTCATCAGGTTCATCAGGTACTTCAGGATCTGCTGGTACTTCGGGTAATCAAGGAGCTCAGGGTGTTTCAGGATCTTCTGGTACATCTGGAGCTACAGGATCATCAGGAACATCGGGTGCTGTTGGATCATCAGGAACATCAGGTGCTGTTGGATCATCAGGTACATCGGGATCGTCAGGAACAAGGGGATCCTCAGGAACTTCAGGTTCCTCTGGAACTTCAGGATCATCAGGATTAACAGGAGATAATGGATCATCAGGTACTTCAGGATCATCAGGTACTTCAGGATCTTCAGGAACAAGGGGATCTTCAGGAACTTCAGGAGGTGCAGGTTCTTCAGGAACATCAGGAAACGATGGCTCTTCAGGAACATCGGGATCTTCTGGAACATCGGGGTCTTCCGGAACAAGGGGATCATCAGGAACATCAGGAAATGATGGTTCTTCAGGTACATCGGGATCTTCCGGAACATCAGGATCTTCAGGAACAAGGGGATCTTCAGGAACATCAGGAAATGATGGATCTTCGGGAACATCTGGATCCAGCGGATTACAAGGTGCTCAGGGATTTAATGGGTCGTCAGGTACTTCAGGATCATCAGGTACTTCAGGATCATCAGGTACTTCAGGATCTTCAGGAACAAGGGGATCTTCAGGAACTTCAGGATCATCAGGAACATCGGGAAATGATGGCTCTTCAGGAACATCAGGAAATGATGGTTCTTCAGGAACATCAGGATCATCAGGAACGAGGGGATCATCAGGAACATCTGGATCTTCAGGAACATCGGGAAATGATGGATCTTCAGGAACATCGGGATCATCAGGTACAAGAGGATCTTCAGGTACATCAGGTGTTCAAGGAGCACAAGGAGCTCAGGGCGTATCCGGAGGTGGATCATCAGGTACATCAGGATTATCAGGTACATCAGGAACTGGATTTAGCACAATATCAAATCCTG